TAAGCTGTACTGCTAACGATTCAAAGCGACTCGTTAGGCGCATTGCTCTTTAACAATACGGATGCATGAACCATCAGTAGATGGACCTCGCCAACACTAGCCCAGTAGGGTAGTGCGCTTGTGTCGTGCTGGAGATTTGGCCTAGCTGCTAGTCAGCGAATATGACCGAGGAAACCAGTCTCCAAGTGTGCTTAATCTGGAGTGTGTTGTGTGTAGATCGGGGGATAAGTCGATGGGTGGGGAAGGATGTAACTTTGTGTTGCGTCCCTAATTTCAGTGCATCAGGTGTTGGTTCTTTAACAATCGATAGTCGGTTCTCACGCAAGCATTCATCAGACAATATGTAACTGAATGTGACGTAGTGTAACACTCCCTAGATGGCAGGACTAGCCATCCATCCATAGTGTTGCGCTATCATCATTTTGTATCCATAGCGTTTTGCCCCGTGAGCTAAGCATGCACTAAGTAGCATGGCCGACAGCTAGTTAAGTCTAGATTGAGCGTCTTTTAACAGGACTCAGCTTTAAAAGACGCTTGATGTGTATTTAACAAGGAGGGTGTATGTCTGCTAATCAACGTATGAAGTTCCGCATTGCTCAAGCTGCACATGCCCGAAACATTCGGGACAATTTCAAGTGTTGCGAACGGGCTTACTCGTATCTGCGTAAGCGTGGCTGGTCTGAAGAAGGAGCGGCTTATGTGGTCTTTGGTGCGTAAGTACTGGTTTCTTGTTTTCCTTCAGTTGTCTATCTGTGCGTTGGGTGTTGCTTGGTGCGTCGTGATTGCAAAGCTTCTTTCCCATTGAATTCATCATACCATTGTTTTGTCTATTAGGGGTCTCATCATGTTCGATCGTGCTGCATTTGAATCTGGTTTCAACGGACGTATCAAAATCTTGGCGAAGGCTGAGAAGCTTACGAAGGAAGGCTTGCGGGATTTGTCTCGTGAGTTGCTGTTGATTACTCAGGAAACTGAGGATATTGGCTATGTGAATCGCACACTTGAAGTGCTGAGTCCTGCCAATCGTCGTATCTGTATTTTGTTCTTCAAAGAATTCAGTGGGTTCTTGTTCGCTGACGATAGCAACACGTTCGTCAAGAAGGATAAGAAGCGTTACGAAGCCATCAAAGTGAAGGCTATCGAGTTCTTGGATGATCCGCATAACAACGTGTGGACGTGGCAAGAACGTAACGTAGACATGGAGGTAAAGCCTTTCGACTTGTCCAAGGTGACAGCCTTCGCAACGAATGCGCTGAAGAAGGCAGAGAAGGAAGGTATTTCTCAGGTAGATGTATTGAATGCGTTCTTTGCTGCTGGCTTTAAGCCGGAAGCATTGGTTGCATTGATGGACAAAATGACGGCTGCATAAGCACGCTATCATCGTTTGCAGGGCTTGGCATGGGTTGCCTATGTCTGCCTATCTATTTTCTTTTCCAAGCCCACCAAGGGGCTGTATTCAAGTCTAAAGGGTATTCAAATGTATAACGCAATGACAACTGCACTTCTACGGGCTAAGACTAATCACACTGCCTTCGAGTTCTATCTACAAGTTGTAGACCGAATTGCTAAGAAGCAACCGAAGTTCAAGGAGGGATTCAGTACGAAGCTGTCGTATCGAACGTATCAAGCGCTTAAGGCACAAGGTATCGTTGAATAAACACGCCTGTACTCTTGACACTTTGTAACTGTTCATCTATCCTGGGGTTGTTTGCGACAAAACAACTACAGGGGTTAGATCATGGCAGGTTTTCAAGGTCACAAGAACTACAGCTACTGGAACGTGCATTACTGGCTGAATAACGATGACAACCTGAATGTCCGCACCAGAGAAGCAATCCGTTCCTTGCGTGATAAGGATAAGGCTGCTCGTTATCTGCTAGAGCAATTTCCTCCCGCAACACCTGACAAGGTGAGGTTCACATTCCGCAACATACGAGAGGCAATCAAAGAGTTCGATGTTGTGTAACATCCCGCAATAAAGACAGGCTGCATTGAGAAATCAATGTGGCCTTTTTCTTTCCCTGTTTAATAGTTTAAAGCTATCATCAAAATGGATTAATAGTGATTAGCGCAGTGTTTGAACACGAACAAGGCTACAAGTTCGAAGAACGCTATGGAGACAAAGACAGTTTCCGTAGAGCGTTGAAACGCAAACATGCAACGTTCTTGCATGCTGTCGATTATGTTGCTGGTATTGCTATACGTCCTAGCAATCTTTGGGGGTATTTAAGGTCATGACATGCCAATGGTATTTGATGTACCTGAAGTATAAGAGTGTCAACAAAGGTACAACCATCAGTTACAAAGAGTGGTTGGATTGTAGGAAGTAATACACATTCTCTAAGCAATATAAGGAAGGAATTGACTTCCCCCTTACCCCCATTGCTCAGAGACATTCTCTGAAGTTTCTAGGCTAGGTTATCGACTTCCCCACAAGTTCCCTTGCACATCCAATTACAGGTGTGCTGTATCAATTTATACATTCTTCGGAGTAGATTTATGAACATTAATGATATTCGTGTTGGCATGAAGCTGGTGTTTGGTGAAGAAAAGCTTCGCATGACCAAGGGCAAAGTGTACGAAGTAATTCGTATTGAGCGGCAATATGCTGGCCCTGACGGTTTGGTGTACGTCCATGATGATCGAGGCAATCAGCGTAACTTCTATGCTCGTCGTTTCGAACGTATTGCAGAAGATGTTCCGGCAGTCCCGCCTGCTCCTCACAAATTCCAAGTAGGCGATGTTGTAGCAGGTAATGATGGTCGCCAATGGGACATTATTAATGTTCTCGAAAACGGAAAGGTGTTTGTTCGTGGCCCGCTTCCCGGTGGTCTTGAATTTAAGAACGCCCGAAACGAAGGATATGACCCAGACAAGTTCAATCTCGTTCGTAAGGCCATTCCTGAAGCTGCACCCATTCCGTTTGCAGATATGGCTGCTGAGAGGGCACCAGAAGCGCCACAACAGGCTGCTGTAGGTGTTGCAGTACCTGCATATGTCCCGAAGGTTGGAGACCGTGTACGGCTTCTCGATGGAGCTAATTTGCCCTTTAATGAATGGTGGATTGAAGCTGATATGCGAGAAATGGTGGGCAAGGAATTCGTAATTTCCCACGCAGAAGCAAACAACACTCGATTCAGACTCCAGAACGACAATAACGAGTACGCTTATCTATTAGCTTGGCTTGAACCTGCTGTTGCGGTACCCGCTCGTCCGTTTGCTGTTGGTGACATTGTGAACCAAAAAGGCAACCGAATGACTACTTACAAAGTTCTGGAGTTGATTGGTGAAAATCGAATTCGAATTAGTAGGGCAGATGACCATGACGTAGCTTTGGGACATTGGCCTGAAGATATGTTTGAGCTTGTTCGTCGTGCCAATGGTGGCTTGGCAGAAGCTATCATCAAAGCTGTACAAGCTAAGCTTGAAGTTGGCAATCACGTAAAGGTTGTCAAGAAAACAGACGGCAAGCCGATTTGGGTTGACCAAATGAACGACACCATTGGCAAGGTGTACAAGATCGAGCGTTACGACGACTGGGCAAAAGCCTACCAACTCACGAATGGCTTCATGTACAAAGCAGAAGCTTTGGAACTGGCTAAAGAAGAAGATATCAAGATGGCAAAGAAAGCTGTGAAGAAGTTTCCTGACTTGCGCAGCTTGATTGCACAGAGCCGCAAGGAAGATATCAAGAACGTGAAGGGTGTATCGAGCTATGTTGTGTTCGTTAAGAATATGGACACTGGTGAGATTACGCTGAACAAACATCTTCGTGATGTGTGCCATGCTCGCTTGTCCGTGTATTACCCGGATCGAAAAGTGAATAAGGAAGCTGTTGCTGTGATTGATTACCAGCAAGAGCATTACAAGCAAGTTGAAGAACGTGCTGGCAAGGAATTTATTCCGAGCTATAAGAAGTTTGTTGATTACATCGTCAATCGTTCGCCTTGGGCTGTTGCGTTCCAAGGTAAGACAGTGAAGAACGTGCTGGAGAATGGCGTTCTGATGAACGTAGAGGCTCCCAGTGGGGCTGTTGCAGGTGCATGCCAAGCTCTACGTTATCTGTCCGAGTTCGCCTATCAGAACGCAATCTGGAAGCTTTTGATGGACAACGGAATTCAGGAAGATGCAGCATTCCTGACAACGTATGCATTAATCAAAGAAGAAAATGGTACGTTCACCAAGAATCAGATGGGCGGGGGTCATCAGCCCATCAATGGGGCAATCGCTGCTGGGTCTCTGATTTCGTTCTTTGCCAATGGCTACAACGAAGCGTTCCTCAAGAGCGAGCCGTATCGAACACGTACCAGCTACGTTGTCCACAAGCATGTCGAAGATGTTAAAGATGTGTTGCGTATCCCGATGGATTACAACCGCTACGTATCAGCTAACGTGGAATGGACGAAGCAGAAAGAGGGCTGGGCTGAAGTGATGTTTGCAACTGAAGAACAAGTGTTGGCGTTTGCACGTCATTTGGAACAACAAATCAACAAGGCACGGGAAGCAAAGTAATGAAACACGTCTACATCATCAACGGTAACGGACAATATCGCAGCCTGTTCGAAGGTCTGGATTTCGAGATTGTCAACGAATTGCCACTCGCAGACTTGGTGGTATTCACTGGCGGCGCAGATGTATCTCCTGAGCTGTACTGGGACAAGAAGCACCAGTACACAGGCAATGACATTGCACGAGATATGTTCGAAATGCGTATGTTCGACAAGGCTAAGGATTTGGCTATTCCGATGGTGGGAATCTGCCGTGGTGGTCAATTCCTAAACGTCATGAACGGTGGCCGTATGTACCAGCATGTTGAGAAGCATGCGATTCACGGTACACATGAGATTGTGGATATGGAAACTGGTGAACACATCCAAGTGACATCCACACATCATCAAATGTTCATGCCTGCCGACAACGCTATCAATGTTGCAATTGCTACGCTGGGCGGTGAGCGTGAATGGTATGACGGTGAAGTGTTCAAGCGTGATGTGAGCAACACGGATTACGAAGTTGTCTTCTATGAAGAAACTAAGTGTCTGTGCTTCCAACCTCACCCGGAATTCGGTGGTGAAGATTTGCAACCGATGCGCGATTACTTTGCTCGTCTCCTCAACAAATACCTCGGAGTCTGACATGTGGGAATGGCTAATTAAGATTGGTGCACGTATTCGCAATCCTTGGGGTAGTGAGGATCATTTGCCGTGTTACATCAATCGTGCAACTGTGACGAATGACTTCATCACCGTGAAGCTCATTCGTGAATACATTGAAATGTGCAAGAAAGAGAAAGGTGATGGATCGTATCGTCAAATCAGCACGTTGTTGTTCAGCGTGACTGAGAAGGATGAATACTTCAAGAAATGGCTGTCTGTGGCACAGAAGGACGGACACGTAATCATCGAAGCTAGTTCGATTCATGGTGATTACAAGTGTTGGGCAATCATCGTTCAGAACAATCTGTTCACCCGAATGAATCGCTTCCGTTAAAGGAATAAGCACGTCCATACGTCTCACACTTTGTAACAGAGGAAGAAATGAAAGTAGCAATCATCACTTACGTAGCACAGGAAAGCAGCAGGCAGCTTGCGAAAGCGTTGGTTGCTGCTGGAATTAAAGCTGAAGCAATCGATATGAACCGTCATTACGTTTATGACGGATTCACTCATGTGTTTGGGTACGGCTGTAGCTCTCATACAGGCCACAGGAACCGCTTGAACACTGCCAAGGCTACCAAGGTATGCATTGACAAGGTGGAGACGTTCAAGAGGCTGCAAAGGTCTGGAATCAACATTCCAGATTGGACAGCAAGTAAGAGAATAGCAATGTGTAATAAGTGGTCTTGCACTGTTGTCCGCACAGAGAGGACAGGGCGTAAGGCTGAAGGGTTGGAATTGATTGACTACCCGGATAGGTTGCCAGAAGGTGAGCTATTTACTGAGTACTTCTACCACAAGTATGAGTACAGGATCGTTGTTTTCAATGGTGAGGTAGTTGGTCGGTATTACAAGAAGCGAACGATGAAGAAGGGCGAAGCATGGCATACGTTTGTTCTCCAACCTCAACGCGGGTTCGACATGATGGATGATCATTGTGTGAGAGCAGCGAAGGCTCTGGGAATTGACTATGTTGGATTCGACGTTGTAGCGAATACCAAGAAAGACTTCAAGATTTTGGAGGCTAACAGCGGTCCGATTCTTACGGATGAAGCTGAAGCCGCTATCATTAAATATTTCAAGGGCAAGAAATGAAGAAAATCATTAGTGCAGTATTGTTTGCATGCACTGCCATAGCGCTGTCAGGTTGCAATACTCAAGACAGTACGGTTGCGTCTCAAAATCTGAGCCAAGATGCTGATAACTTCAAGGTTGGCCGTCACATCAGTTTCATCAATACCCGTACTGACAATCGAATCATGGAGATTGTTGGTCTGTGCAGTATCGAAGCAGGCACAAGCAGTAGCTCTATCGCTGTGATTTGCAAGGATGGAGGGGCATACAAAAAGAACATCGTGGCTCTGTCTCAAGATGTGACGTATGTAGTGGAACAGTTGGATTACAAGGATGTGTCAACCGCACAATTCAAACTTGTCATCAAACCTTCTTCGCTGATTCCCGCAATCGAATTGCGTTGATTAAACACGTCTGTACGCCAGACACTTTGTAACTTAACAGGAAAGAAACTATGTGCGGCATCGTAGGTATGGCAGGTGAGTTGGATGGAAAGACAGACAAAGCACTAAAGCACATGTTGATTTTTGACAGTGTTCGTGGGGAAGACTCCACAGGTGTTGCTAGTGTAGGTCGTCACAATGACGATGTGATGGTTGCAAAGCAATTGGGTAATCCTTTTGAATTGTTCGAACATCGTCTGTATCCGAAGACAATCGCCAATCGTCAGAATCGTGTAGTGATTGGTCACAATCGTTACGCTACATCGGGGGGTGTTAGCCGCGCGACAGCCCATCCGTTTGAGTTTGAAACGTTGGTTGGTGTGCATAACGGCACGCTCCACAACAAGCATGTGTTGGACAACTCCGGTGACTTCAAGGTGGACAGTGAAAACCTGTATCACCATATCGAACGTAATGGTTTGGATGCTGCAATCAAAATCATTCGGGGAGCATGGGCGTTGGTGTGGTGGGACAAGGAAGAAGATACGCTTAACTTCCTGCGTAACAAGGAACGCACTCTGTATTACACGGTGAATGAAGCAGGTAACCAATTGTTTTGGGCTTCTGAAGCTTGGATTCTGGATATTGCTCTTGGCCGTAACGATATCAAGCACAAGGATATCGTTCTCTTTGAAGAAGACATGTTGCACTCAGTTCCCATCCCCCGAGGTGGGAAGCTGGGAAAGCCGGTGCTACGAAAAATCGTAAACGATCCCGCTCCAGTGGTCGTTCACACAGTAGGAAGGGTTTACGACAATCGCAACAATTTTCAGCAGGGGGCGACTACGGCTGGTACTTCTAGTACGTCCCCTTCTACGAATGTGGTGAAGCTTGAAAAGCCAGCCAATGTACCAGTGGATAGCAGAAGCAAAGTGGATGCGGAGTTTATGCGTTCAAAAAAGCTTTTGATGGAAGCCGTAGTGGTGGTGAAGGAGCAGAGTGGAGCAGAGTACGTGCTTTGCTTCTGTCCTGATAAGCCGTTCTACGAAGTGCGCTTGTATGTTCATGGCAAGCATGCTGTTCAGCAAGACATTGGCTGTGAATTCGAAGGCGACATTAGCGGATTCGTTCAGACAGCAAGTGAAGGTGTTGGCTATTACAAGGTTAGTCCTCACGGTATCGTCATTACGGCTACTGCCGATGCGAATGCAGTGCATGCAGTTGGTACGGCTGGTGAGTATCTGACACATGACGGTAAGTATTTGGGCAAGGCTGCTTGGGAAAAGGAATACGGACAATGCGCATTCTGTTCAGACAACATCGAAGCTGATGACATGTTGGACAAGGGTGCTCGATTGTCAAAGAGTGGTGACGCATTCTGTGGTGGTTGTATGAAAGACGATGAAATTAAGCAGTACGTAAATATTGTGGAAGCCAACTAACAAGGAGTAGTACATGAGCAAGATTCTCGTAGGCTGTGACCCGGAAGTTTTTGTGAAGAAAGACGGTGTGTTTAAAAGCGCACATGGACTGATTAAAGGGGACAAGCGATCCCCTCAGAAAATCAATCGTGGTGCTGTTCAAGTGGACGGCATGGCTCTTGAATTCAACATTGACCCTGCGGCAAGCGAGGATGAGTTCTGCATTAACGTGCAGGAAGTGTTTGCGGCAATGTGTGCAATGGTTCCGGGTTACGAAGTTGTAGCAACTCCAGTAGCTACCTTCGATCCTGCATACATGAAAGCCCAACCGGAGGAAGCCCTTGAACTTGGATGTGATCCTGATTACAACGCTTGGAATGGCATGGCTAACCCACGTCCCGATGGCAACCGTGACTTCCGTACTGCTTCAGGGCATGTGCATATTGGCTGGACTTCTGGCGCTGATGTGGGTAGTGGGATTCATCTTGCTCAAGCTAATGCGGCAGTGAAGCAGATGGACTTCTATCTTGGCCTCCCATCCCTGCTGTATGACTTTGACACCAAGCGTCGTGAAATGTATGGGAAGGCTGGTGCTTGTCGTTACAAGAGCTACGGAGTTGAGTATCGGACGCTTAGTAATGCTTGGCTTCAAAGTGAGAAGTTGATGCGTTGGGTTTTCCGTGCTGTTCAGAAGGGCATGGATGATCTGATGAACGGTAAGGAACTCGTCAAGACGTTTGGGGATGTACAAGAAATCATCAACACGTCGAACATCACGGAAGCGAAAGCTATCATCAAACATGCAAAACTGGAGATTGCGTAAATGCCGCATGAAATGAGTATCGGAGACATTGATCAGAAGTTCTGTGGCTCTGTTGTGATGTTTCAGAAGAAGCCTGTGTTGTTCAAGAAAGTGTCTGGAGACTACAGTGTACGTATCTTCGATTTGATGGCACAGAAGGAAGAACAGGTGGAGTTTGATATGAAGCAATTCCTTCCTCCCCCTTCTCGTGTTGGCTTCGTCAACATCAACGGTAGTGTTGTCTACGCTGTGCGTAATGCCATTCGTCGTTACAAGCTTGGACTCTCTCGTGAGAACTTCAGCGTTCAAACGTTGGAGGTTCCGTATCCTGATGGCCGTTCTGACGGGTATGTACGGCTCGTGCAGGGCTTGGAACGTCGTGAGCTTGGGGAGGCACTACTGAGCAAGTATCCGACTCTCCAACAGGCTGTACGCCGTGTTAGTCAGTTTGAGGGAGCATGCGCATTCGATAAGCAATTCGCTATCGATCATACACACGCTGTCTTTTACAAGACTAAGCGAGTGGGGCAGTTGATTAGTGGCGTCATCAAGTTTGATGAAGGCAACGAACATCTTCAAATTCTTCTGAACAAGGGCTATGAAAAAAGTAATTGAATTGCTGGGCACCAAGAGCCAACGTGGTGACATCGGTATTGAAATCGAATGTGAAGGGCAAGGAATGATTGCGCTAGACGAAGCTGTTTGGCGCAGTGAGAACGATGGGAGCTTGCGAGGGGAATACCCCGACACTCGATGTGAGTACATCTTGGCTAAACCGCTCAAGATTGACGCAGTTCCTGTTGCTCTCAATGAACTCTCCAACCGTCTGAAAGAGGTTGGGGCAGTCTTGGCATTTAGCCATCGTTGTAGCGTACACGTTCATGTGAATGTACAGCAGCTTGAGTATCAACAGCTTCTTGCATTCATGTATGCCTACTACCTGCTTGAAGAACCGTTCATGACCTTCTGTGGCAAGGCACGTAAGGGCAATAACTTCTGCCTTCGCTTGCAGGATGCTGAAGGTGTGTTGGACGTGGTTAATGCAATGTTTAGCCAAGGCGAAGAAGGTATTCATCTTATCCGTCCTGATGCACAGCGCTATGCCGCTATGAACTTCGAAGCTCTGCGTAAGTATGGCAGTGTGGAGTTTCGAGGGATGGAAGGCAACATGGATATTAAGCGCATCACTACTTGGTGTAATGCCCTGATTCGTATGCGTCAGTTTGCAGTGAAGATGGACACTCCCACTGCTGTGTACGAACTGTTCATGCAAAAGGGTCCGGTTGATTTCGTGGCAGAAGTGTTGGGGGATATCGCTGACAGCTTCCATTACCTGCGTCTGGTGAAAGATGTTCAGAAGTCCTTCTCACTCAGTCTTGATCTTCCCTTCAAGTTTGCTGAATTGATTAGCAAACCGAAAGAGGTAGAAGGGGAATACAAGCTCGGCCAGTTGGTGACATATGCTGTAGCTGTGAAGCTCGCTAAGAAGAACTATCAATTCGACTATGCGCCAGATGGCATGTACAAGATTGTGAAGCTTCCTGAGAAACCCAAGATGCCTAAGCAAGCATACGCAGCAATTCAATTCGAAAACGCAGCACAGGAGTGGTAATGAAAATCTATCCGTATATGAATGGCAGTAAGTCCGCTAAGGCTCTGGCTGAAGGGTTGGGTATCCGAGTACTCAAACGTGAAGGCAAGCCCGTACGGGGCCATCTGGTGATTAACTGGGGCTGTTCTGTAAAGAGTGTAGTCCGTGAAGTCGGACAGAAATTCTTGAATCATCCCGGTGCTGTAGGCAATGCAGCCAACAAGCTTGTTACGTTCGAATTGTTTCGTGATGCAGAAGTTCCTACGGTTGAGTGGACTACTAATTTAGAGATTGCACTTGGTTGGTTGAAAGCAGGAAGCGATGTGGTGACTCGTCACAAACTTTCTGGACACAGCGGAGAGGGTATCGAAATCACCACAGCAGAGCAGTTTGCTAAGGGTGAAGTGGGGCTTGTTCGTGCCCCGCTCTACACCAAGTACACGAAGAAGAAGGATGAGTACCGGATTCATGTATTTCAAGGTGAAGTGATTTTCCAACAACGTAAAGCACGCAAGAAGGATGTTCCTGATGACCAAGTTAATTGGCAAGTACGTAATCTGGCGGGCGGTTTCATCTTTGCGAATGATGCTGTCGTTGCTCCTGATGTTGTGTTGGATGCCGCAAAGAAAGCTGTTGTGGCTTTGGGACTTGATTTTGGTGCCGTGGACGTGGGCTACAAAGATGGAGCAGCGGTTTGCTATGAAGTGAACACGGCAATGGGCCTGAGCGGTCGCAACCTTGAAAGCTACGTAGCGAAGTTTAAAGAGTTCATGTAATAAGTACTAGTCCTTTTAGGTAAATGTAGTAAATACTTGAAAGGATTAACATGAAAAGATGCTCTACGTGTCAAGAAGAAAAACCGTTCGAAGAATTTCATAAGTGGAAAAATGGTAAAGATGGCTGCACTAATCAGTGCAAGGTTTGCAAGAAAGCCTACTACTATAAGGACCACGAAGGGATGAAGGAGAAGCTGCGGGCAAGGTACGCAGCCGATCCAAACAAAGTAATAGAAGCCCAACGAACGTCCTACTCCACGGTGGATGGCAGGAAAAGGAAGATTCTTATTAAAGCGAAAGAGGGTGCGAAGAAACGCGGTCTTGAGTTCAGTATTGGTTTAGAAGATATCGTAATACCTGCACATTGTCCGTACCTTGGTGTGGAGCTAACGCATGATCTAGGCAAGGGGCAACTGCCAACCAATTCTTCAATTGATCGTATTGATTCCACTAAGGGGTATGTCAAAGGGAATGTTCAAATCATTTCTAGATTGGCTAACACTATGAAGAACAATGCGACAGATGAACAGTTAAAAACATTCGCTGTCAATATTTTGAAAATCCACCGGTAAATAGGTTCTCAGATGAACATTAAGATTGCTTTGCAAGTGGCTGGTGTTCTGGAAGATGAAGGTGTTGTTTCCACTGTAGCACTTGCACTTCGGACACTGGCTAAGGAATACCAAGTTGTGAAGGCTGAACTTGATGCTTTGGAATATGAACGTACGAGACACATTCCGGCACTTTTAAAGGAGGGCTTTGTTGAGCGGCGTATGCATCGAAAAGATTAAACATGATGTTCCTAAGTGCGGGGCACATGCGCTTCAGGTGTTCATGGCAGAAGATGGAACGTATAACGGCTTTTGCTACTCGTGTGGCACATATGTAGCGTCGCCATATAACGACAAGCCGAAGGATTACAAACCTGTAGCAATTCGAAAGACGCAAGAGCAGATTGATAAAGAGCTTGCTGACATTCACGACTACCTCACAGTAGCACTTCCTGAACGCAAGCTTAGGAAAGAATCTCTCGAATACTTCGGCATCAAAATTGGCGTCAGTGAGGCTGATGGCACCACACCAGTCTCCCACTATTACCCGTACTATTTGGACGGCGTGTTGGTGGGTTACAAGGCTCGTGTGATTGAGAACAAACAGATGTGGAGCATTGGAGATTGTAAAGATGTTGATTTGTTTGGATGGAACGAAGCTGTTGCAGCAGGTGGCAAGACAATCTATGTCACAGAAGGTGAATGTGATGCAGTTGCCCTATATCAAATCTTCAAGGATAAAGCCCGAGGTGGTCAATATGCCGATCTCAATCCCGCTGTTGTGTCCGTCCCGCATGGAGCAGCAGCAGCCGCTAAAGACCTTACTAAACTAAAGGCGAAGATTGATCGTGTCTTTAAGGAAGTGGTGTTCGTATTCGATACGGACAAGGCTGGGGAAGAAGCTGTTGAGAAGTGCATGGTTGTCTTTCCAAATGCTAAGAGCGCTGTTCTCCCCGGCAAGGATGTAAATGACTGTCTCATTAAAGGGAAAGGCATTGCGGCATTCAATGCAATTAGGTTCAACGCCACCAAGCCGAAGAATACAAGGCTCGTCTTTGGGGCCAGTCTTCACGAGACGGCGAAAGAACCGGCTGTGTATGGCGTATCGTGGCCTTGGAAGCACATCACTGAGGCGACGCGTGGTATTCGTTTGGGCGAGACCATTTACATTGGTGCCGGTCAAAAGCAAGGTAAATCGGAAGTGGTCAATTCCCTCGCTTCCCATTTCATTAAGGAGCACGGATGGAAAGTCTTTCTGTGCAAACCTGAAGAATCGAATAACAAGACATACAAGCTTGTCGCCGGAAAGATGGTTGGGAAAATCTTCCACGATCCGAACGTAGCCTTCGATGAAGTTGCGTTTGATAAGGCAGGAGAGCAGATAGGCGACAACCTGTTTATGCTCAACCTATACCAGCACGTAGGCTTCGAAACTCTAAAGGACGATATCAAAGCAGCAGTGAATGAAGGCTGCAAAGCTATCATCATTGATCCAATCACCAACTTCACTAATGGCATGAGTGCAGCAGATGCAAACGTCAAGCTACAAGAGATTGCTCAAGAATTGGCTGCAATGGCACTTGATCTCAACATCGTCATTTTCATCTTCTGCCACCTTCGAAACCCGGATTCTGGACCGCCGCATGAACGTGGTGGTGAAGTCCTCTCGTCTCAGTTTGCTGGAAGCCGAGCAATGGCTCGCTCATGCAATCTCATGCTTGGGCTTGAAGGGAATCGTGATCCGAACCTCAGTCCTGAGGAGCGGAATGTTAGAACACTGGTGTTGTTGGAGGATCGAGAATTCGGGAATACTGGAAGATATGGATTGTATTGGGATAAAGCAACCAGTTTGTTCAACGAAATTCACGGATAAGAAATGAGCCACACATATCGAATCAACCCTGAGACGCACGAAGAAGAGGTTGAGCGTCGTTATCTGAAACGTAAGAAGAAGATTGAATACGACAACCGTGTTGAGCGTCGTAAGACTTTGGATCAAGAGTTCCTTGAAGTGGAGGAAGATGACGACAGTAATTGAGGATTTCTATGCAAAGAATTTTAACAATCTTGTCAAGAAGCTCACTTTCAGGGCAGGAACAACATGGGATGCTGAAGATGCCATTCACGATGCGTTTGAGCGAGCAATTAAGTATTTTGCTTCCTTCGATCCAAACAAATCTTCCTTTCCTCTGTGGTTTAATCGCATCCTTGTCAACTCGATAAAGGATCATTACAACCGAAATCAAGGGAGAGGGGATGTTGAGTTTGAGGAGGACATGGTTGATGGCGTACCTTGTGGCCATTATGCGGACAAGGTTGTTGATGAAATCCGGGTTCGTATCCAGACCCGTAAGCCCCACATTGCCGAAATCCTGTCTCTATTCTTCGAGAAGGGATATGGAGCAAAGGACATTTCACGCATGGTTGAAAGCTCCCATATTGCAGTTAATCAAACCATCTTCCGCTTTCGTGAAGAACTGAAAAAGGATTACCGTAGCGAGTGAAGGTAAGAGTATTTGATACTGAGGCAAACAACTTATATCCTGCGGTAACTGTTTGTCATTGCGGCGTATTCACTAGCCTAGATGGTAAAGAAGTAGACAAGTTTCCACCTGAGCGTCAGCAGGACATGCTTCGGTATATGGATACTTGTGATGTGCTGATTGGACACAACGCAATCGGGTATGACTTCCCGATGCTTAAGAAAGTGTGTGGGTATGTGTTCAAGGGGAAAGTAGTAGACACCTTGCTCATGTCTCGTGCACTCAACCCAAAGAGGTTCCTCCCACCACATGCGAAGATTCGTACAGCAGGTCCGCACAGCATTTATGCTTGGGGCGTTAGAGTTGGGGTTGATAAGCCCGAACACGACGACTGGGCAGAATATTCTGAGGCAATGCTACACCGATGTACAGAGGACGTAGAGATTAACCGTCTCACCTACCACGAGTTGATGAAGGAAGCAGCAGAGAGCGGGGGTAAGTGGCGTGACGCTTTTCTGTTAACTTTCAAGCTGTTCCAGAATTTGCAGGAGCAAGAGGAGTTTGGTTGGTACGTGGACAAGCAGAAAATGCTTGACAACATCGTTGAACTTGAGCAGCTTATGCAAGAGATTGACGATGAAGTGATTCCTCAACTACCGAACATCCTTGAGATTCTGGAGACGAAGAAAGATGGACAAGTCAACTGGGTACGGAAGCCGTTCCTCAAAAGCGGCAAGCCTTCTGAATCGACTAGCAAACATTTTGGATTGGACGGGAGTGCTTGTGTTGGTGGTCCCTATAGTCGTATTGGTTTTCGCCCTGTTGATATAAACAGCCGTAACGAAACTGTTGAATTTCTTCTCTCTGTAGGGTGGGAGCCTGTTGAATGGAATTACAACAATGACGGTGAAAGAACGTCGCCTAAGCTTTCTAAGGATGATCCATTCGAAGGCGTGGAAGGCGAAGTTGGAAAGCTCGTTTCCAAACGAGTGCAGTGTAGGCATAGAAAATCTCTCGTTGAAGGCTTACTTGAAGCTGTACGAGACGATGGACGTCTACCAAGCAGTGTTGCCGGGATGGCTGTTACCGGAAGAATGCAGCACCGATGCATTGTCAACATCCCAGCAGCCAAAAGTTTCTTCGGAAAGCAACTCCGAGAAATGTTCTCCTGTCCTCCCGGAAAGGTACTTGTATCTACTGACTCCGATGGAAACCAGCTAAGACAACTAGCAGCCCGGATGAATGATCCGGGATACATTGAGGCTTTGTGTAATGGAGACAAAGACAAAGGAACAGACTTACACAGCGTCAACATGCGTGCTGCCAAACTCCCTGATAGGGACATGGCTAAAACGTTTATCTACGGATTTCTGTTCGGAGCAGGTGATGCAAAGATTGGAAAGATCGTAAAGGGTGGAGCAGCCCGTGGTAAGCAACTCAAGGAAGAATTCCTAGCAGGGCTACCGACTCTAGGATCATTACTTGATAGGTTGCGTGCTGAATGGCGTAGGACAGCCAAGAAGCGAATGAATAAGAAGTATGGCCGTGTGGAGTATTACGACGGCATCATCACTGGTCTGGACGGTCGTCCAATCAAGATCAGTTCAGAGCATCAAATCCTTGTTTATCTTCTCCAGTCAGACGAAGCAATTCAAATGTCTGCTGCGTACAACTACGCCATTGCAAAACTTAAACGAAAGTATCGTTATGGAGAACAGGTGCATGTTGTCTGTTTCTACCACGATGAATTCACGTTTGAATGCGATGAAGATATTGCAGAGGATGTAAAGAAAATAACCGAAGACGCTATTGCTTGGGCAGGGCGTTTCTACAACATCGCTTGTCCTCACGTTGGTCAGGGCAAGATTGGTAAAAACTGGTACGAGGTACATTGATGGCAAAAGTATTTGTTAGTGTCGAATTTGTTGATGGTTTGAATCGAAAAGAGTACACGTATGTGGTGGACACTGTGGTTCATCATGGTATGCCCGAAGCTGGTTGGTACGCAGTGGTGGACACTCCCACTCGTGGCTATGCGTTGGTGAAGGTTAAGCGTGTTCTTCAAGAAGCCCCTGTTCCCGGTATCGACTATAAGCACATTGTTGCATTCGTATTTGATGGTCCGTATCTGGCTCTGAAAGCTCAACAGGCCAAGGAACATGAACGGGCTCGTGCTGTAAAAGCTCGGATTGCCAAGCTTGGTGTTAATGAACTTGAAGAACTTCTTGCCATCTACGAGGACGCATGACCAATCGTGAATTGATTGAACAGCTAAAGAAGTTTCCGCCTGAATCCACTCCATTCGTTTCAGTACCGATCAAGGATAACCCTTTTGGGTATTCGAGGGTGTTGGAAGTGTTGGGAGCAAGTGCAGGTGATGATGAATCGGTTACATTTATTGACGCAGAATAAGGAAAAATAATAAATATGGGTTTGAACGCATCGAAGGTCAAAGGCGGTAACGCAAATAAAGTGGAACAACCGGTGATGGAAGCAGGCACTTATCCTGCACGTCTGGTTCAAGTGATTGACTTTGGCCTTCAGCCGCAGCGAGCTTTCAAGGGTGAAGCGAAACCTCCTGCACATGAAATCTCCACCACGTATGAATTCGTTGATTGCTTCATGGTGGATGAGAAAGGTAACGACATTGAAGATAAGCCACGTTGGGTGAGTGAGACTTTCCCGCTTCGTAACATCATGGCTGATTTGGCAACCAGCACGAAGCGAGCTAAGGCACTTGACCCGGAGAATGTTCACGAAGGTAATTGGCCTGCGTTGCTTGGTAGTCCTGTGAATGTCACTGTGGTGATTAACGAGAGCAAGGGCAAGGTTTATACGAACATTGCTTCCACTGCCACCATGCGAGCTAAGGACGCTCAGAAGTGTCCAGAGCTTAAGAACGATACGAAGTTCTTTGACTTGAGTGATCCTGACATTGAAGTGTTTAACAGCCTTCCTGAATGGATTCGAGAGAAGATTAAGGGGAATCTGAATTATGCTGGTTCGAAGCTTGAAGCGCTGCTTGGTGGGGAAGCTCCGAAGGAGAATAAAAAGGCAGATGCACAGCCCGAACAACAAAAGAAGCAGCGAGAAGTACCTGATGAGGTGGGTGAGGAAGGCGTAGAGGAAGATGCACCTTGGTAAGACAGTGTCTGATTGACGCTGATGTTCTGTGTTACGAGATTGGATTTGCAGCGGAGACGGCATGGAAACATGCCTCTCCCAACTCAGACGATCCCCCACCTTGGGATTTCGTACAGGAGTTATTGCATAGACGTATCGCAGACATTGAATTTGCTTGTGAAGCAACCCTCCCATCAATCTTCTTCCTGACAGGCAATGGCAATTTTCGCTATGAGTTGGCTAAACGAACTCCTTACAAGGAACGCGCTGGACACAAACCGTTTCACTACAAGAACATCAAAGCCTACATCAAGGGTGTATTCGAATACAGAGAAACGGACGGCCTTGAAGCAGACGATCTTATGTCGATTGAGCAAACTGTTCGAGGGGACGAAACCATTATCTGCACTAGAGACAAAGACTTGCGCAGTGTGGATGGATGGCATTTTGGATGGGAGTTGGGAAACCAGCCTTCGTTCGGACCTCTCCGAGTGGATGGTTATGGAGCTATTTTTCTTAGTGACGACCGCAAGAAAGTCACAGGCTACGGCCTGAAGTTCTTCCTAGCTCAGTGCCTCACTGGTGACAGTGTTGACAGCGTACCCGGATTGCCCAAATGCGGGCCTGTAGCAGCCTTCAACATCCTTGCCAATACCAACACCTACCTTGAAGGCAAGACAGCCGTCCAAGAGGCTTACAACGAGCGCTATGGTAACGCTTGGGATATTGAGCTTGAGGAACAGGGCAGGTTGCTGTGGATGACTCGCAAGCTTAACGAGGATGGTACGCCTGTCCTATGGGATGTGCATGCCACGTACTGAGTTCAATGGAGGGAAATGGACGGAAGCGAAGTTTCACTCTTTCGTCAAATCGGCTCTACGGGCTGCGTCACGAAAATGGCCCCCGAAGTACGAGACGATAAACGATGCGTATGTCGGAACCCAAATCAATGTAAACAGTGGTCGCCTAGCAAAACATTTCCAGTGTGCGAAATGTGCAGGCTTATTCACCAGCACGAACATTCAAGTTGACCACATCAACGCCATCATCGACCCGAAAGTTGGCTTCACCAATTGGGATGATGTTGTAAGCGCGATGTTCTGTGAAAAAGAAAATCTTCAAGTTCTTTGTAAACCATGCCACAAGATTAAGACGGCAGAAGAACGAAAACTAAAAAAGGAATCAAAGAATGGATAACTTCAAAGGCTTCTCCCTATTCAACGATGTTGAAGATCAAGAACTTCAAACATTCAATCGTGCTCGTGTTCTAGCAAACATTGCTCAAGACCATCTGAAGGGTGGACGTGTGAACATTAAGGGTGCAGGGTTGGTGCTTGGTTATTTCAATACGTTGCCTGAAGCTGAACGTCTCCCAGTGAAGATGAAGTTTGAACAACTCATGAAGCAGGATGGATTCGCTCTTGTCCCACGCTAATGAAAAGCAGGTAGCTGGGTCGCACTATCAAGGTGCGATTCAAACTTGGGATTACATCGTAGCAAATGATCTTGGTTATCTAGAAGGCAACGTCATCAAGTACGTGTCTCGCTACAAGAAAAAGAATGGCAAGCAAGACTTGGAAAAAGCTAAACACTACTTGGAGAAGCTGATTGAATCCGTACAAGATTGAACGAAATCTGTGTGCTTGCCATCCTGAAACATGTGGGCATTGGAAATACTACATCGTAGATGTGCATGGGAATCGGATTAAAGGGAGCGATAGCTATAGCGATTTGAATAAGGAAATTAATGAAACTAAGTGAGATTAATGTTGAATACCTTGGTGGGTACGGATGCGACACAACAGTTGTTAATGCAGCACGAGTTAGCTTCGCAAAGCAGGCAACAGAAATCGGTGAAGGAGATAGTAGACTCATTCACTATCTGGCGAGACATAAACACCACTCTCCATTCAATCATGCGTTCCTCTCCTTTCGAATTTCAGCACCAATATTTGTGGCACGACAGCTTGTTAAACACAAGTTTCTTCCGTGGAATGAAGTATCACGGCGATACGTGGATGACGAACCAACCATCTATTTCCGAGAGTTTCACGGTAGAGCAGCCAATGTTAAGCAAGGTTGCGATGAGACAGCGATCCTTAAACTGCCTTACGGCAACTACCTTAATGACATCAAAACGCAAATCGGAAATTATCAAGAAGCACTCGATCTTGGGGCGGCTCCTGAAGATGCACGAATGCTCCTCCCTCTGAACCTGATGACTGAATGGGTGTGGAGTGGAACCCTTGGTGCGTTCCTAGACATGCTTGTTCTTCGTCTTGATCCACACACACAGTTTGACAGCCGTATCGTAGCAAAGCTGATTGCAAAGACAGTTGAGGAGAAGTTTCCAATCTCCTATAGCGCCTACATAAAAGGATAATAAATGACGCGAATCGTAGTTGTACCGGACACACAGGTTCATGAGGGTGTGGATATGTCGTACCTCAATCACATTTCTCAATACATCGTGGAGAAGAAGCCGGATTATGTTGTGCACATTGGCGACCATTGGGACATGCCTAGTCTGTCCAGTTATGATTTCGGGAAACGTCAGTTTGAAGGTAGGCGTTATCGTAACGATATTGACTACGGTAACGTTGGTATGGACATTCTTACCCAGCCTATTCTAGATGAAGTGGATCGGTTGGAACGTAACAAGAAAAAGCGTTGGCAACCTAAGCTTCACTTCCTAATGGGCAATCATGAAAATCGTATCTCGCGTGCTGTTGATAATGATGCAAAGCTTGAAGGTGCTATCGGTCTTGAAGACCTTAATCTTGGAAGTTGGCAGGTTCATGCTTTTCTTGATCCACTATTCATTGATGGTGTTGCCTTTAACCATTATTTTACTACTGGCTTGGCTGGTAGACCTGCTTCAACCGCTAGTGCACAGCTTAATAAACAGCACATGTCTTGCATCGCGGGCCATCAACAAGGACTCCAGATTGCAACGGGTAAGCGAGCGGATGGTGCGCTTCTCACTTCGGTGATTGCAGGTAGTGGATATCCCCATGAAGAAGCTTATCTAGGCGCACAAGGTAATAAACATTGGCGTGGCATCCTTGTACTTAATGACGTACACGATGGTGAATTCGATTTGATGCCGGTGTCTCTCAAGTATCTACATAACAAATATAACTAATGATTAACATTGACATTAAACGTGATGAAAACTTTAACGAGCAGGGAAAAACGCTACTTTCGAAGTATTATTCGGACGGCAGAGAAGGAATCCAAAAGGCAATTGCGAGGGCAGCTAACTGCTTCAGCTATGGTGATGAAGGACTTGCTCAACGCATCTATGACGCCGCCAGTAAGCATTGGTTCTTCTATAGCTCGCCAGTGCTTAGTAACGCTGTGGACGGACATTGGGAAGCGTCTCACTGGTACAAAGATCGAAGCTTCTGGAACAACTCAGGCGAAGCTAAAGGACTAAGGAAGCGTCTCTGGAAAGGAGCGCTTCCAAAGGCCATGCCCATTGCCTGCTTCGGTGGGTATGTACCTGACACTATTCAAGGACAAATTGATGTTTCTAGCGAGCTTGCTTTGCTTTCTGTTATGGGCGGTGGTACTGCTCTGCATAGTGGAATTCGTGCAGTGTCTGAGAAAGCTCCCGGTCCTATTCCGTTCTTCAAAACCGTTGACGGCATTATGGGCTACTACCGTCAGGGCCGCACCCGCCGTGGGTCTACTGCTCTTTATCTTGACATTAGCCATCCCGACATTGTTGAGTTTATCAATATCCGCAAGCCCAGTGGCGGAGACATCGCACGAAAGATTACCAACCGTCCCGGTGTGCACAACGCAGTAAACATCACTGATGCTTTCAAGGAAGCTATTGATGCTGATGCTGATTGGCAACTGATTTGCCCACACACTAAAGAAGTCCATCACACCTTCAAGGCTCGTGAGCTTTGGGAACAACTACTAGAAACGAGGGAACTCACTGGTGAGCCTTATCTGTATTTCATTGATGTTGCTAACCGCGCTTTGCCTGCTTCTCAGCGGGCACTCGGCCTTACGAACAAAGGCAGTAATCTGTGTAGTGAGATTACGCTCGCTACTGATATTTCTCGCACTTTTGTTTGCTGTCTTAGCAGCCTTAATCTAGAGAAATATGATGAGTGGAAAGATACTACTCTCGTTGTCGATCTTGTCCGTTTTCTTGATAATGTGGTTCAGTGGTTTTGTGATTACGCTCCTGATGGGTTGCACAGGGCTGTATATTCTGCCACTCGTGAGCGCGCTCTTGGTATCGGCGCTATGGGGTTTCATAATTACCTAATGTCGAAAGGCATTCCCTTTGAGTCTGGAGGTTTCAACAGTGCTGCGCAACATAACCATCGAATCTTTAAAGACATCCATTCTAAAGGAATGCTCGCTACTCTCCAGCTTGGTAACGAACGTGGAGAAGCGCCCGACATGGAAGGGACTGGTCGCCGTAATTCTCACGTGTTTGCCATTGCTCCCAATAGCAATAGCTCTGTCCTATGCAATACTTCTCCTAGCATCGAGCCAATTGCTAGTAATGCGTACACTCAGAAAACTCGTGCAGGTATTTACCTCGTAAAGAACAAATGGCTTGAACCTGTCTTGGAGAAGTATGGAATCAATACCGAGGAAACTTGGAAGTCTATTGTTCGTAACAACGGAAGCGTCCAGCATATCGAAGCACTTCCGGCTGAAGAAAGGAACGTCTTTAAAACTGCATGGGAAATCGATCAACACTGGATTATTGAACATGCTGGCAACCGTCAACAATTCATCTGCCAAGCACAGTCTCTCAATGTATTTTTCCTTCCCGGATCAGATAGAGAATATATTAATTCTGTGCACTTGAAAGCTATGAGAGAAGGCAAAGTCAAGAGCATGTATTACTTCCGTACTGGATCGGCTACGAAGGCTGATACCGTCAAAACAATTCAACGTGTTGTGCTGAATCAAGAATCAGCTACTGCATGTCTTAGCTGCGAAGGGTGATATGAACGAACCGGATGTGTTTGACCATCTAGACGAAATGGATGATGAGATTGAATCAGAGTGGGATTGGGAGGCAGAGCGAACTTGCTCCTTCCCATGTGAAGTGTGCGGAGAGAGTTGGGGAGACGAATACAGCGAGGATGAAGATGATTCCGATGAGTAAATTGTATATCGAGAAATACTACGATGGTGACGAATGGGGATGGATGGTGACTAACGCTTATGGTGATGTTCTGCTAGACACATACGACCGTACGATTGCGGAGGCATTCGTTAATGCTTCTTGAGCCGTCCAAGAGTTATGTACCGATCTATCCGCAGTTTGTAGAGATTACGAAGGAACATGAAGAAGCCCACTGGCACGAAGGAGAAGCAAAGCTCCAACAGGACGTAGAGCAGTGGAAGACAGGCGTCATCACAGAGAAGGAACAATACTTTGTCAACTCCATCCTACGATTATTCACCCAGTCAGACGTTGCGGTTGGAAGCGATTATTACGACAATCTTATCCCGGTCATCCGAAATAACGAGGCAAGAAATATGCTCGGTTCTTTCGCAGGACGAGAAGGAGTACATCAGCGGGCCTATGCTCTCCTCAATGACACTCTCGGATTCGGAGAAGGCTTCTATACAGAGTTTCTTGAATATGGGGCAATGAAGGAAAAGCTTGAGTTCATGCTTGATGTCAAAAACACTAATCCGTATGAGATTGCTCAAGGGATTGCAAAGCAAGTCTTGGTGGAAGGTGTTTGCCTGTTCGCTTCTTTTGCTATGCTTCTTAACTTCCCGCGTCAGGGAAAGTTTATTGGAATGGGGGATGTAAATCAATGGAGTATCCGCGATGAGTCTATCCACGTTAAAGGGTTGGCTGCTCTCTTTCTTCAATTCATTAAAGAACATCCTTACGTTCTCACAGATGCGTTCAAACAGAGCATTTACCAGACAGCACGAGATTGTGTTCGATTGGAAGATGGATTCATTGACCTTGCCTTCCGAATGGGAGGAGTTGATGGTATTTCTCAAGAAAGTACTAAGCAATACATCCGAAGCGTCTGTGACTACCGAATGCAGCAAATTGGATTCAAGCCTGAGTATAACGTTGAGAACCCCTTTGACTGGCTTGAGTGGATTACAAGTTCCTCAACTATCGAGAACTTCTTCGAATCAAACACAACAGGATATTCTAAGAACAGCATGGTTGGCTCGTATGCGGGAGGATATTAATGGGAATTAGATTGGAAGGTGGGAGTACGATGATTGATTGGGGAAGTTATCCAATGCAATTCTACTACGACTACACAGACAACGAAGGCATCCATCGTGTCTACTACTCCTCAACAACGTATCCTCAGATTGGGGATACGATTGAGAACGGTGTGTTGGTTCCTAAGACTGGATACATCATCAACAATGATCCGGGATTCCAGAAGAAGAAACTCCGTACCCGTAGCACATGGCCGATTGAAGGTCAAGATTCGTAAGCAAAAAAAAAGCCCCTCTTGGATTTCTCCTTGAGGGGCTAACACTTTGAGGTCTGCTCCGCAATGGAGCATCTACATTCTACCTCAATTTTTCCTACCGTGGTCTTTCAGATGATGCTTGTTCTTCTTACGATTGGCATTGACTGAAATCGCATGAAGATTCTTGCTGCTGTTGTCGGCAGTGTCCATGTTCTTGTGGTCAACGTCCTTGCCATCACCCTTGTGCACCTTGCCTTCCTTCTCCAGCTTCCTACGTGCTGCATTACGCTCTGCACGGCGTTTCTTCTGCAACGGGCTTTCGTTGTATTTGCGCTGACGGATTGAGTCCGCAGTAGCACCAGCCTTGAACTGCCCTTTCTTCGCCATTACTTTTTCTTATTCCCTTTCCACCGATTGCCATGCCCAGTGGTGTCTTTGCCGTTGTGGGTTTTATTAGCCCAAGCCAAGATGCCCTTAGCCTGCTTCGTACTCATGTGTTCTTTCTTAGCCATGCTCTTAGCAGCACTAGCTTTGCTCATCTTTGCTTTAGCCATTATTTAACTGCCCTATTCTTAGCCACTTGATCCCGATTGCTTGCGCTATTCTCCGCTTCCGGGTAAATGTAGTTGATGACGTATTGTTTAAGCCAAGGGTACTTCTGTTCCATTGTTGTCAAAGCTGCTGCTGGTTCAGCGTACCGACCTGTAGGTGTGTATCCTTTTCGTTGCATTTCCTTGATTGTTGTAGCAGTAGCAAGGAACTCATTCAACGCATCCCCATTACGTGCACCTTGTGGGTCCACACTAGGGAAGTCATGTTGTGCTGCATCGTCCAGCATCTTCTTCCAGTTGTCTCCGAGGCCATCATTGAACGTACCGATGTTTGCCATACGTGCATGTTGAATCTCATGCAAAGTAGTAGCCAATGCTTCATTTACCTGAGAAGTGGGCAAAGGTTTACTGCTTTTTGTAGGATTGCCATTCTTATCTGTCCAAGTGACGTTAGAGCCTTGAACCTTTCCCAGTTTGATTGCGTCACCAGAAAGACCTCCATAACTAGCTGTAGCTCCATCTTCCGCTTCAGAACCCGTCACTTTGGTATTGATTGCATCTACGTGGTCGGGGAAATCTTTCTGGATAATCCCTACAACCTGTTGCCCCAGTGCATTAGATTGGTCATGGTACTGACCACCATCAGGCTTGCCGTTATATCCAACGGTAGGTCCGCTAGTAGTCTTATTGGTACTCAGGTAGTCGGAAAAGTCAGCACTAGCATTAGCATTGCTGCTACCCGTTGCTAGTGCCAATCCGTTTCCCAAGATTTTTGTGATGTACTTGCGCGTTTCATCTGGAATGTAAAGTTTCCAGTCTCCACCAGTCTGAGTAGCTTTCGCTACAGCACGCTCAATCTTTCCTGGCCCTGCGTTGTAAGCGGCCACGGCCTGTTCTTGATTCCCATGAAAGTTCTTCACCATTGCGTTCAGATAGTCTTTGCCGAAGCGGACATACTCATCCACTGAGTTGTTCTGAATCGGTGTCACTCCATAGCCGGGGTCACCCCCAGTCTTTGGCATCACCTGAGTAATTCCCTGTGCACCTTTCGAGCTGGTTAGCAGGTTTCCGCTATCATCCAAATGCTTCCCGCCACTCTCCGTGTTAATGAGCCTTGCGAATAGCCCTGCGGAGGTCGTAGGAGCGCTAGGAGCGGCTGCTTGCTGTGGGGCAAGGTCTGGTATTGCCGGAGGTTTGTTGGCTGTCACAGAGGCTAAATCAGGACCATTCATTTCCCAAGGCATCTTCTGATGCATGAGGGAGTCAATACCTTCCTTGACAGGCTGAACAACGTCAGAGAGAACGTTGCCAGCCGCCTTGGTCAATCCTTGCCAACCCATGCTCCAAGGGCCATCGTCAGGAAGTTCTTGGGTTTGTTGAGTTGCTTCAGCCATTTCCGCCCACCTTTGTCCATGTAGACTTGTCCCTAAAGTCGCCAGTACCAGACCACTTATAGCCATTAACCACTTGACCCGGCTTAACTGGATAGACTTGAGGCAAGAGATAATATTTGTTGTCATCCCAATACTTCTGATAATCGGTTGTACCTTCCATGTGTGCACCAATACGCACAGTGGCATTCAACCCTTGTGCAGCAGTTTTCAAACCGTCAACAGTTGTCTGTGCTTGTTGTGTGTCTTGAGCGGACAATCCTTTCTTCGGAGTGAAGCTAACACCAGCACCAGTGAAATTAACATCCACTGCATCTGAGATATTAGTTTGGCTGTTTGGTAGAGTGCCTTGTAGACGTGTCCCAACCGCTTGCACAATTGCAGGTTGATACAGCATCTGGAAAGTTTTCTTAGCGGATTGTGCAGCTAGAGGATCGATTTGACCATGTTGCATCATGTATGCGTACTGCGAGCTTCCGAAGAAGTCTGCCAAAGGCTTCAGCTTGTCAGGAGTAGCGCCTTGATTGAGAAGCTGTCCTGCCTGAGACAAGAGGTTATTAACCGTGTTAGAGCCTTCTACGTTCCCTGCTACGCTATCGGTTGCCTTGCCAGTACGAAGCTTGTCAATCCCTTCCTTGATTGCCTTAATCGAATCATTCTCAATTTCAGGATTACCAGCAATCTGAGGAACATACGAGCTAGGCATGCCGTTGCTTGTTGGAGTTTTACCCGCAGTGCCGACAGCCTTGAGTGTGGCTGCTGCGTTCTTAGCCATAAGAACAGCATTGTTCGTATTCAACATCTGACTAGCAGCAGTGAGGGTTGCAAGCTCTGGATCATTGGACAGGGCATTAATCTTTGCTTGCGTAATCGTATCGTTATACTTGGCGTCAAGATCGGCACTTTGTTTGGCAGGATCAAGACGTTGCAATCCCAGTTGGAATTTGCTATCAAACAGAGAACGATATGGGGAAGCAATTTCTGGATTCTGTCCAGCTAGAGATTGCAATACTCCAGAGACATTCCCATATTGGCTTTGAAGGATAGCTCGTGCTGCATCAGGAGTCTTGTTTCCGCTCTTAACGTCATTGACAAGGCTCTGTACAGTGGCATCAAAAGCATCCATGTTCTTGCCAGCCATATCAGCAACCAGCGTCACTGAGGCTTGCTTATTTGCCCTGTCGGTTTGCGCCTGACTGAACGTAGTGTTCTCACGATCAAATGCAGCCTTAGCTGCTTGCTGTTGCAAAGTTTTCTGAGCTTGCACATTGGTTTGTGCAGCGTTGATAATCACACCACGTTGCGCTTCCGACATGGAAGAGTCCAGATGGTAGCCTTGAGCAATTGCTTGCTGATTTTCTTCATCCCGAATCTTCTGCTGTTCATCTTGACGCTGCTTAACAATGTTGTCAGTGTTGCCCGTTTGAGTGGTTGCCTTGAAAGCTGCATTCAACCCAGTAATGTCACTTGCCAATTGAGGGTAAGCAGCAAGGGCTTCATTGTATTTAGCCATCGAACGCGTCTGAGCTTCTTGTGGAGTTATCTGCCCTGTAGCTACAGCGCTATTGATTGCTGCTTGATCCTGAGAGATACCACCAAGAATAGCGTTCTTGGCTTTCTGCATCTGCACATCGTAATAATTGTTTACACCCTTACCCAGCATGTCCGCAATCCCGCTGAGAGCTTGCGGCAGTGTGCTAGAGGGCACAGGAGTCTTGGGAGTGACAACAGGCGAATCCCCAGCACCCGAAGGTGCCGAGAGGTTCGCTGATTGTTCGCTGAAGTCCGCCATTACATTTTATCCTTAGTGTATTTATCCAACTCTTTCTGAGAGTTCTTAGCAAAATCTAGAGCATCGTTCATTTGCTTCTTGGTGTTATCGTCAACATCCATGTTTGCAATACGAGTACGATAGTCAGTCATGCCGGGAAGATTGAAAGAGTTGAACATCTGCTTAGTCAGGTTTGCATCCACACCTACCGAGTCACGAGTCCATTGCTCTTGGATAATCTTCAAGGCATCAGGATCGTTAGCGTAATACTGCATCGCTGCACCAGTTACATCGGTCATGAACTTAGTATCTGGACTTTCGTTCTCGTAGTAATGCTGTGCATAAAACTTTTTAATATCTTTATATACCTGCAAAACCTGCTGTTTATGACGGTTGGTATCCTCACGCATCTGGTTAGCCATGTCATAGTTCTGTGCTTGCGCTTGAGAAGTGAATCCAAAAGCTTGAGCAATAACATCTCCATTAGTCGTGTTGCTGTCGATCAATTGACCATACGCATCACGACGCTCACCAAACTTCTTCACCAGATATGCCTTGTGAGCGTTAGAGAATCCTGACGACAATGCAGCCGTAGAAGTCATCAGGTCAACAAACTTATCTGGAGTAGTGCGATCATCGAATGGCTTAGGATTGAAGAACGATGCCATGTTCTTTGCCACCTCAGTGAAGCGGCTACCGATCAAACCGGCAGAAGGGCTATTCATTACCGTCTGGTAGATGCCTTGCCCTGTCAGGCTATGCCACAGCTTCATCCAACCATCTAATCCGTACGGACTGAGTGCAGAGAAGTCTTGCTTATGCGTGCCTTCAAAGACGGTATTCAAAGCATGGTTGTACAGCGTTGAAACAATCCCATCCCTCAATACCTCAGATTTAACTGAGCCGTCATCTGGCATGAAGTCGAAACTCATCGCATTCGACAAGCCATCAAGAGCCGTACCCCACAGAACAAAATCCCCAACCATCATTCGTGCCCGTACAGCAGGATCGATACGGCGATTAGTGAATTGCAACAGAGCTTTGTGAGGCATCTGCATAAACTGGAGCAGGGCAGCAGCAGCCCCTTGGTTGTACGGCATGTCTCCAGCAGCGTTCATGTCATACGTCAAAGCACGAATCTCGCTTTGCATTTGTTCCATCACGGTACGATCTTTCACGTTACGTCCAAGAGCCTTGTAACGGTCGTACACAGCCGCGCTATGCGCCACCATGTTTGCTAGTTCACCAGAGTCAAAGCCGATACGGCGAAGGGTTCCTGTGACAGCAGCAGCACCCTTACCAATCATTGTCTGTTGATCGGCCAGAGAAGTGAGAGAAGAACCAATCAAGTTGTGATGTTTGACCGCTTCAGTGAACCCGCTACGATCCATAAACTTAGTGAAGTCTGTAGCAGTTGTACCGAATGCATGACTACCGTAGAACTCGTTAATCAGTTTAGGAACACGCCCACTGATAATTCCAGTAGGGTTGTACGAAGTGATACGCCAAGCTTGAGCAGACTGAGTGACAATCTGACGCAAAGGGTTGGTAGCAAGATAAGCACCGAACACTGTCTTACGCAGCTTACCGAACGGATCAACCTCACCAGCAGAACGCAAAGCACGTTCAGTAGTGGAGAATCCTTTCTCACCAGCTTCATCAGCAATCACGTTGAACACAGCCTTCATGCCATCGTTGATTGAGTTGATGTAGCCATTCTTCAGGTAGTTCAGATATTCCCAAGTGGTGCGAGCGTCAGCAACACGCTTACTAGTGGTTTCACCAAGACGGCCAATCTCGCTTGCCGATTGAGGGAATCGTTTGCCACCCCAAGCATTATCAGCAGGCAAGACATCTGCGTATTGCTTCATGAAACGTTCAGATGCGGTGTCCAAGAAGTTGCGCATCACAGTACGTCCGCTAATACTCTTAGCAGCCCGCTCAGCGCTCTTGGCAGGGCTATCGATATACTTGGTATCCCCAAGCTGTGCAGGGGCACTAGCATCCTCTAGAAGCTGTCCACGCTGACGTTGATTGATACGTCCACCAGCACTGTTCACATCCCAATGCTCATCCGAATTAAAACGGAAGTTACGGCTATCGTTACGAAGTGCGTATGCCTTGGAGGGATCATTAGCCACCATGCGCTTGATGAATGCTTTGGCTTCGTTCGTATCACCAGCTACAGCAACCGTACGAATCTTGTTTCCATTGCCATCCACTTCATCAATGAACTTAGCACCGTTGTACGAGATTGAGTAATAGCCCTTGCGCTTGTTCAGCACAGTGTCGCTATCCTTCAAAGCTCGGCTGTACTCAGTGGGAGTCTGACGGATAATCATATGCTCCACTTGCTCACCAGAGAGCGTAGCAGGACGACGAAGGCGAGCTAGAGTGCCACCCTTGTTGTACAAATCTTCTAGCTCATTGGGAGCAAAGCTGCGTACAGTATCGGAAGCAGGATCGTAAAATCGAGACACGTTACGAGCGGCGCCAATCGGGCGAGCATAAAGCTCTGCATTCGCATTCTTAAAGTATTCAAAGCCTTGGTTCCTTAGTGAACGAACAACATCAAGGTTTTCCAGATAGTGATGGTCATCCCAGAAATCGCGCCACTTACGAATAGCACCCACTTCGGAGTTAGTAAATCCGCGAGCAGCCAAATCAGCTTGATCGAAATCAATACCTTTAAAGTTCGCTTCCCGAATGTAGTCATTGATCTTCGCCTGTCTAGCTTCGGGGAATGAACGGAAATCCTTAGCGAAGTCCTCTGCCTTGCCCACAAATGCTTTTTCAAACCGTGCCCCGTAGTCTTTAGCTACAGCAGCCGGACCTGTGATGTGCTTATCCAACATCGAAGCAGCATCGATTGCATAGCGTTGCAGGGAAGCCCTATCCCCAAAGTTTGTACCAGCGAAACGATCAAGAGGATTACGCTTCACAGCTAGTGCGCTCATTTCATCAAACCACGAAGGATTGACTTCAGGATTGCTCTTGACTTGAATCTTGTAATCGCCTTCCAGATTCTTCACGCTCTCTGCTGTTACAGGAACGTGATTAACACCTTGCTTCTCAAGGATGGAAATGTCGTCATCAGTAACACCGTAGTGACGCAATGCATACTTGGCTTGCTCCATTGCATCTTCTGCCTTGGAGAAACTGCCAGCAGGCACTTCGTACACGGCATTGATGATAGCGCGGTTGCCTTCCCACTTGAACGAACTCATTGCGTCATTAGCTGTGAGTCCAGTCGCGTTGCCAAAGTCATTCACCATGCGTGCACGAGCTTGGGCCTGTTCAGCAGGGGTGAGGGCATTAACGCTAGTGTCATTCACCAAGTCAACAAGCTTAGGATCGACCGAAGTCTCAATACGGATATTACGGTCAATGTCATTCACGCGAGAGAACACAACTCCACTGTCTGAAGTTTGTGGCATCACGTTGTTGACGATTGCTTGTTGCTTGTCTACACCAGTGAGAGCATCCGAGATTTCATCAGCACCCTTGGTGATTGCCTCTTGGAATCCACGAGCCGAATCAGGATTGCTGTTCTGTGCAATCTCCATCGGGCTATTGGGATTGATGTCATGCGTAACCGACTGCTTTGCCATCCGTGACATAAGCTGTGCCAAGTTCTCCTTCGGAACTTCAGGAACACCCTTAGGCATGAGCAGGGCAGGAATCTTTGATGCAGGGGCAGCAGTCTTAGTGCCAGTGCCACCGAGAAGGGCAGGAACACCGTTCTGGCCGGCTGTTGTGACATCCTGAGTCACACCCATAGACTGAGGCTTGAGAAGGGCACCAGCGTCCTTCTGAGTAGCTTGTACAGCTTGTCCGTCACCGCCCAGCAACGTGCCTACGTTCTGAGGCTGAGAGACAGGAGTCTTAGTACCTTCGAATGCAGGCTCTGCCTTACCACCAGCCGATGACGCAGTAGCCGAACCCATCGTAGGTTCTGCAACATCATTCGTCACAGGGCCAGCACCAACAGTGCCTTCCTGACGTACCGTGGATTGAATAGGACCAGCGTTAGCCTTGGCAAACATATTGGCTTCAGCTTGGTTGATTGCACCCGTACCACCAGTAACCATACGCTTGATGTTCTTGCCCATCAAACCAATATCTTTGATGTTAGAACCAGCAAACGTAAGATCAGCCAAACCACCAAGGTTATCCAGAAACTCGCTACCCATTCCATAAGACTCAGTATTGAAAATCTTATTGAATTGATCGAATGCTTCGTGCTGATTGTCATTGCCGTACAAGAAGCCAGAGTGGTTCTGAACGGAATTGAACATTACCTTCGCCACTGCCAACTGTTGATCCATTGGCAAGGTTTGGATGTACCCTTGCAAATCACGAGCAGCCGTACCGGGACGTACGTAGGTAGTGAAGTTCTCCCACCACTTACGAGGGATACCAGTCTGTTGAGAAAGATCGTTGTAAATCTTGTTCTCAGTGAGAGCGTTCTTGAATGGGATAAGTCCTGACATCGCATCAAAGAACTGTGTACCAGCGTCTGTAGCGTCTGCCTTATCCTTCAGTTTGTTAGACATCACCTGAATAGCTGCACGTTGTTGTGCATACTCAGCCATCATATCCGCTGTGGAGATACGAGCATTCTCTGAGTCAACCGTCTCACCACCAGCAGGTTTAGACAGCAGATTGGTTTGGAGAATGGTAGACGTATCCTGCATCACAGGATTCAGATGGAAGTTTGCTACAGCTTCCTGCTTGGCAGAGATTGGGGTAGTAGGATCAGCCAACATGCCCATCAGGCTCTTTTGATCTTGATCCTTAATGCCTGCCTGTGCCTGTTGCTTGAGAAGCTGTTGTGTAGTGTTCTGTCCTTGCTGCGCTTCACTCATGATCGTGTTGTACGAATCCTGAGATTGGAAAGGATTAGCCACCAGCGATGTGATGGCGGCTTGATTCCGGGTAGCAGCAACAGGAGGGGGATTAGACGGCAACGGGGAAGTTGTCACCAAATCATCAAGCGGGACTGGGGAACTAACTGCCCCGCTGTCGTCAAGAATATCCATTTAATTCCTTAACCGTAATCGGATGGGTTGTCGAAAGATTTATCGACTGCTTGTGAGGTTGTACCGGGAATCTTTGCACTTTTGGCAGAAGCGCCATACGCAGCACCGGCAACAGACCCAATAGTATTGAAGATTGAGCTAAGACCTTGCATCTGTCCGGCTGTCTGTTGAGCATTGAACAGCGTTTGATTAGCTTCGGACATATCGTTACCGATACGAACACCACGGTCGTATTGACCTTGGATATCTCCTTGGTTGGTTGCGTATTGGGTTTGCAAACTTCCCAATGCTCCAAATTCACCAGAGCCGTTTTCTACACCTGAGTTGTCTGCCGACTGCATAATACGGGCACGCTTAATACGATCTTGCCGGTATTGATCTCGTGCAGCAGCAGCAGCTTGTTGTGCATTGCTAGCACGCTGTTCATTAGCTGCGTCTTGTTGTAAATCGTTAGCGTGCCGTGCAGCCGCTCTTGATTGGTTGCCGGATACAATACCTGTAACGGTAGAAGCCACTGCTGCAACAGCAACAACGGCTAGTGCGACTGGCATGTTAAATCTCCTTACAGTAAACAGTCTCCATAGGAAGGTAGCCAAGACGTTGCAGGATTTTGCCGAGAGGAGAGTTGAGTGGGGAGTTCCATGTCATAAGGTCCGCACCAGACTTCTTAGCAGTGTCTGCTGTCTTTTTGATTAGCCGAATTCCTAAGGGTGTGTCTCTAAATAAAGGATCAACATATAGGGCATCATTCGTACAAGTCAGACCACCAGCACAATGCACGTTGGGTCCGAGAAGATTGATTGAGTATCCAACAATCAGGTTGTCATAGTACGCAAACAACCCAAATGCCAAGCCCATATCTTCCATCTGCTTGTAGATGGGGAAATCAATTTCTACCTTTCTGTCAGTCTTGCCATAAACTTCTTCCCAGTGTTGCTCATACAGGTCAACAAGTTCATAAGCAGTAGGGATAATTGGCAGTTGTTTGATTTCAACCATTTCGATTCCTAGTCAGTAAATACTTTATTTATCTATTTAATTGTTGAATTATTACGTAAGAGCCTAAGCCCCTACGTAATCTGGTTGACATTCACTGCGATATTCCATCCGAGAATCTGGCAATCCTTCCCTGCCTCTGTCTCAAAGTAGAGAGCGAAAGCTTTACCACGTCCTCTTACTTTGCTCTTGGAGGTGATGACTGAGAAGCCAGTGTTATATGTGTCACTGATGCTCTCAGAGAAACGAACCTTCCTGTACCTATACGTCTGAACCAGTGGACTCCATTTATTGCTGTCGATCTGATTAGCGTAGTTCCATTGAGAACGCATAAGGCAGCTAGATTGATTGGTTGGCTCTAGGTTGCCATCAACACCACTCTCAGTGCGCACAAAGTTCATGGTGAGGTAGGGGGTTTGCTTATCTACAGAACTGTCTCCACCTGTAGATGCTCCTGTTAAACAATAGGCTTGAGCATCTACGCCTACCCCATCAACCGTGTACCAGTCTAGGAATGAAGTGTTGTAGTAGTAGGAGACAGTGACATACAGCATTCCATTCACATTAACCATCACGAAATACCGAAGGTATTGTTGTGAATCGGTTCTGGTAGCTACATCGCTAAGAACTTGATCTGAATCCACGTACACAAGATCAGAATCTACATACACTCCCAAACTAGAACCTGTAGAGATATATGTTTGCGATTGGAAGATGCCGCTAATCTCTGCGATATTGTTAGTTGCATTCATGATGCTGTTGCAGGTAAATACTCCTAGTGCAGAATCGAACACAAGTTCCTTCGTTACACTAGACGCATCAAACAAACTACCTTGCTTATAAATCCACCGAATCTTCTTATTGATGATGTCATAGCCACCGAATGCTGATTGCTTGGACAGATTGGGAATAGCTTGGTAGAAGGTCTGGATTGTCGTCAGCGTCATGTTGGTAACACCCAAATCGCCAAATTGATCCTTAGCAATCTTGTAGATACCATCATTCGCCCAGTAGTAACACACATCCCCTTCAAGAACAATCGAGTGTGCAGATGTGCCACCGAAGGAAGAAAGCCTATCCAGTTTGTAGCTAGTCGCTGTGAAGCCAGAACTCTGCGTACCACCTGTAAGCGCCCATACGCCGTTCTCTGCGATGATGACAAGGTTGATACCCATCGAGTACATACCGATGATGTTCTGTGCCCCAGCGATCTTTACGAAGCCCCCGTCGGTATCTACAAGATCAGAAGTATCTCTAGAAGTAGGATCACCATCTTGATAACACTTGTTGATGTCTTGCTTGTTCTTGATGAGTTGAGAGAAGAACACGTAGTTGGCATAGTTTGGAGAGCGCTTGTCACCACCAATCACTTCCCCACGAAAACCAGAGAAGAACACGCGTCCTGCAAACTGAGCTACACAGGTGGGTCCATAAGGAGTGTAGTCAGTTGGGAATGCCAGAGACATCGCCATCAACGGATACTTGTTTGAGTTCTGTATTACTGCGTCACCACGGCCTTGACCACGACGAAGGGCATCGATAATGAAATAGCCCTTTGCGGAACTAAAGCTAGAACCTAACACTTCGTCATATAGGTTACGATACATGCGCTCAAACGGCTGCTGACTAGTGGCAACTGACTGAAACTGCAATCCAGCCCATATTTGTTCAGCATTGCTTGGAACAATGTAATTGATGCTGTTGTTAGGTCCAGTAGTGCCATCCGGCTTGGCAGCATAGAAGTAGGTGATTGGATTCCACAGTGCAGCATCAACACCCTTACGAGGAATGCCCCAAGATTGGTTCATCAGGTTGTATCGGTGCTGGGTGTTATCCACACCTCTGTACGTAGCGTCTGTCTCAAACCCAGCATCAACCGTTTCTTCGATACCCCACAAGTCACGAATTAGAATTCGCTCATATGTTAAAGTGAACCCAGTTGATGCATCATATTCAACCACTGCAAAGCTTTCCGTACCTGACGCAATAACCAAGATGCCTTCAATGTCAGTGATGGAGAAATTAACATCAGTGGGAAATTGCGATACGGTGATTTGACCAGCAAGTCCAGTTCCTGTAACAGCAGTTTGATCTACATTGAAGAACAGGATATTGTTGCTGATTTGAAGAACTGCGAAGTTGGAATCAGGATTACCACCTGCTGCTGTCCACTTGTACGAGGAGTAACCAACACTGCCCAGTTGACTGTAAGACAAGCCAGTTGGAATGAGTTGGTATCCCGGTTCATAGTCCATACCGAATCGGCGCTTACGTGCACCCGTACGGTAAAGCTCAAAGTTCACTTCATCTGCTGACGCATTAGGAGGGAAGTTGAGAGGACTTGCTTCAGTGATAAGCCCGCCAACGAACGTATTAACTTCTGCTCTTTGGCTTTGCTTGGGCATTAGGCTACCTTGTCAGCAGTGTACATATCAATCATGCTCATAGCCGTGCCACGATCAGTGAACAGCCCTTCAAGCAGCTTAGGAATCTTCCCAGCCTTACCATGATGGACAATGATGAGAGTACGGGGATTGCCCTTCTGCGGAATAATGTCGAAACCTTTGTATGTCATTTGTGGCTCCTGCGCCCATAGTTTTGATAGCGAACTCCACCATGAGTACGCCAAGCTTTTCTAGAAAGCCATTTCTGTTGTCGTTGTGCTTTAGCTTCTGCTTTCTGATTTGCCATCTGCTTAAGTACTAGGAATGCGGTACTCTTGGATTCTTCTACAAGCAGCGGGAAGGCTTCAGAAGGTAGGTCTGGTACTGCATCATCCTCATGGTCCCAAGAAGGCTCCATGTAGGCTATACACTGCGTCTTGGACGACTGCAAAGTGTCCTCGATAGCTTTGGTGTATGAGTCACAGATGATGTACGTGTCATCAAACGAAGTCCAATACTTAGGTGCCCATCGAGTATCAATCAGTAGAGACAGACCGCTAGCGTCTTGAACTGTTACTATATTAGGATCATCGCTATTACGTGCAGACACATAACGAAGGAAATCATCAGGATACATATACTTAACATCCTGCATTTCCATACGTGTTTCATCAGGACGCTGGGCGTTGTATCGGAAGAAGATGAGTTCTTTCATGTTCTCTGGAATCTTGAAGTGGGTTGGCTTTGATGTGTCAACCGAACTATCCAGAGCAATCAGCTTACGAAGGTGCGGCCAATTACGATTTGCAATCAGTTCAAAATAGCAGCCTTTAACAACGGTAGCTACTTGCTGACTCTCAATCGTATCATCGATACTATTCACTTCGTCACTGTCCATTTCATTCAAGATGTCTTGAACGATTTCAAGCAAGCTAAGTTTCATTAGGAAGCTTTCACAAGTTGGATAGAGAAGTGGAAGTCACTGAACACCAAGCTACCAGCGCCCGTAGAAGCTACATATGCCTGTAAGTAGTCGTTGGCATTAAGGGATACCAATCCAAAGCCAGAGAGGTTACGTGCATCCGTAGTGGCAGTGGCATTAGCCATTGGATGCTTGGTGGAAAACGTAGCGCCATTGATGCGATGCTTGATTGCAATCTTTGAAGTGGCAGTAGGAAATTGAGAAATATTCACCCAGTACTCAACGCGATAGACACCCGTAACAGGAGCAATCAGTTGATTCGTACTGAATGTGGTATTTAGATTAACTGAGCCAGCAGCCCAAGGTGCTCCAGTGCCAGTGATGAGAACGTAATCGGTATTGCTATTGAGAGAAGTGTCTACAGCAGCAGTTACAGTGAATGCGTTGGTGTTGTTGACAATCTCCATTACACCGTATGCGTTATCTGTCTTGAACTGGAATCCACTAGCACCATTAGACAATACTCTTAGATTGGAACTGCCACCATCCCCAGCAAGGCCACTCAGAATCGTTGAGTCGGTTTTCTTCCATACACCTGAGCCTGCCCCATTGGAAACATAAACCGTCCCGCTAGAAGCCGTGCTAATACCCTTAGGCTCGTGAATCTTCCCATCAGGAATGTTCGCATGTTGAATCGTCATTTAATTCCTTTAGATAAAAGAAAAGGGACTAGAAGCTTTTGGCCTCTAGCCCCTGTCTATTAATTCACTGCGCCCAGCGTACGATTCTTGTAGATGTAGCTGATAACCAGCGAAGCCTTGCCAACACCCGAGGTAACTGCCGGGGTCGTGCCCGTAAGAGCAATCGTGACCTTTTCATTAGCAGTCGTGCCAGTCGTGGAAGCCGTAGCCCACGTACCAGCAAGTGCTGCGGTAAGATCAATCGAAGCTGCTGCACTAAGGTTAGCGGCCGAAATCGCTACGCCATTAGTTGCAGGAGCCGCGCCACCAACGGCAAGACCCGGAGTCGTACCTGTAAGCGTGAACGGCTGATGCACAACAAGCGTTGCACGAGTGAACTTCGCACCAGTCGGAATCACATTCGGAGGAAGGAACAAACTATCTGCCAGAGACGTGCCCGAGAACTCAAGAGAGAGTTCATGCGAGGAGTTTTGAGAATGGTCAGTGCCAACCGAATTGCCCGTACTACGCGGGCCATACTGGTTGTACACATTAATACCTGCTTGATTAACGTAAGGCATTTATTTAATTTTCCTTATTAGGCAATAGCCGTAGCCGAAGTGATGAGAACACCCAACGTGTCAACACGCTGCGTACCAAAGCCCCAACGGCACGAGGTAACAAACTCGTCACGACGCAGGTCTTTATTACGCTCACCTTCAACCTTGGGCATACGACGCCATGCAGCCATAATAGGCTTGGTGTTGTCATCGGCCAGCGACATGAAGATGTTGGCTACACCATTGGTGATGGAAGTCGTACCATCCGAATACGTGCCCTTCGGCAGACGATTCGAAGTGATGATGTTCCAGCCATACAGGTTCATCAGGAATTCATGTTCCTTGTTGAAACCATTCTCAAGGATTTGTTCAGCAAACGGGGTAGCATTCGATACAATCGTCACCAGACCCGACAGAGTTGCAGCAACAACCGGATCACAGATGAGGATACGGCCAGCAGCCGGGACGTTAGCCTTGTCGAATGCAAGCTTCATCGCAATCAGATGCGAAAGCTGGAAAATGCCATTCGTAGCAGCCGATGCAATACGGTGAGCAAAGCCATTAACCAGATTGGCATTAGCATTTGTTTGAGCCGAATTACACTTGGCGAGGAAACGCGTTTCGAACACTTCCTGAATTGCACGAGTCGATTCTTGCGAGCGAGCGCTCATCAGGGCTTCAACCTGTGCGCCATCTTCACGAAGCTCATCCGTCACATACCATGCATCACCAACGTAGTCAGTAATCGTCAGCGTCACTTCACCCGATTCAATCGGCGTGTAATCGAACGGAACTTCTTCAGCACCATCTTGAATCGTAACCGTACCAACCGTCTTAATATGCAGCGTACTGCCCGAACCGAAGTCCGATACGTTGCGGAAATACGATTCAGGCAACAGACCGTCATGAAGGTTGCGAAGAATGAAAGCCGAGTACTGTTCGCTTTCAATAAAGGCAGTAGAGTTAAATCGATTTTGGGACATTTATTATTGTTTTCCTATTTTCCAAAATACTTGAAGTACACCTTCGGGTCTGTCAGGTCATGCACAGATGCGCCGCTTGCATGAATCTCATCAACCATTGCGCGAGCGCGTGCTGCTTCTTGATTGAGTTCACGAGTGGTAGCACCGATACGTGCCTTTTCTTTATTGCGACCAATGAAGGTATCTTGTTGAGGCTGAAATGCAGCCGTATTGACAGCACTCGGAGCAGGAGCAAATGTATTCGGCTTAAGAGCCGGTTGCTCTGAAACACCCAATGCTTTCAAAACTGCTTTGGGGGACTTAGCCGCGAATTCATTCATTTCAGCTACAGTAAGTCCTAGCTCTTGCGCAGCAGCGTTGTACTTAGCTTCAGCTTCAGCACCAAACTTATTCAGGAGTTGGGTAGCAACTTCTTTCTGATTTGCTTGGGCACGCTCAGCAACAGTTCGCTGTTCAAGAGTCTTATTCACTAAGTCTGCAATCGTGGTCGCATCTACAGTTGCTGAAGCAGGGTTAGCTGGTTCAGTACGAGATTGACGCGAAAGGAGTTCTTGTACAGTTCGTTCGAGTTCTGCTTGCTTATTAACGTCTACTTGCACCGTATTATATTTATTCTCTAGTTCGGCTTTCTCAGCCTTGAGTTGTGCAATGTACGCCTGAGCATGAGCAGCACCTTTCAGTGCATCCTCAATCGAGTTGTACTTCTGACTACCTTGCTCATTCACAATCATCCCAAGCAGGTTGGCGTAAGGATCAGGTGTCTGAGGATTTGCAGGATTGGCTGGTGTAGCCGGATTACCATTGTTAAAGATTGTGGGGTCGCTCACATCTTTCCTTATTTTTTTTTATTGTTCTTATAGCTTCGTTATTTACAGCAGTTCACATAATTTCGTTCACTCACTCGTTAATAACTTAACTCGCTCTTGCTGTTATTTATCGGTTGAGACGCTAAAAAGTTACGAAAATAAATTAAATAAATTTTGTAGTATTTTTGCTGCCCGGAGGGCGTCCACGTCTCTTAGGTTGTGGGGACGCGGACAGAGACTCAGCGACGTTGGTCGCTTCGCTTTCTGCCGATAAAAGAGAAATCACTTCTTGCATTGCTCTCTCATAACCTACTGCGTCCGCTTGTAGATATGCCCAATTGGCAATACCGTATGAATCTTTACTGCGTACAATCTTGTTACTTGCGTTAATCTTCTCAGCAAGAATCAGGGACAACTGACTGCGGAGAAAAGCGGCATGAGCAAACGTCTGCCGCATTTCATCCTTTTGTTGGTCAGTTAGGTTCTTAAACAGTGCTGTTTTCATTACATCAACTTAGCGTTAGCTTTGGTTTGATCTAAACTCATACGAGCCACTACGTTGTCTTGCCCAGTAGCACCACCAGATGCAACAGGAGGTTGAGCTTGTTGAGCGGCCCCTTGCTGTGCAGCTACATTCTGTTCAGTCCCAAGATTCTCCTGAAGCTGGTTAATCAATCGTTGCTGTTCAGCTTGCTCAAAGAGAGCCTTATATGGGCTGTACAACTGGAATCGATTTAGACCCAGTACATCCTCGATCAGACGGCTTAGCGCCACTGAACTAAGGTGTGGGGCAATGGTTTGCCCAATCGGGCTGTTCATGACCCCTGTGAGGTTCTGGAGGAGCTGGGCTTGTGCCGCGAAGTGTCGTGCCCCAATCGGACGAAGAACACCATTTGCCGTGATGTCATCCTTGGTGATTTGAACGAACTGAGTAACACCCAAATCGTTATCCATCACACGAACAACATCTTCAGCATCGAGATTACGGCGTGCCGTCTCAAGCATTGCATTCAGCAATGGCTCAAGCATTTCAATCTCAAACGTATTAATCTTCTCTTGGAAAATACGACCAGCAGCATTCTCAAGCTGTTGCACTTCAAAGGCAGTCTTTTCACCGGGAGTGCGAACCCCCATAGCCTCACGAGGAGCACCCGCATACTGCTCCATGCGTTGCTCTAATAGTTGGATAGCATTGTCAGCTTGGATGACCCACTGAGCGTTCTTAGCGAGTTCTGTGACACTACCGCCTTCATCAATATGAATCTCCTCACCTGGACCGTAGACAAACTCCTCAACTTCACCAGCAATCACCAGAGGAGGTAGAACAGCCAAGTCCATTGCATCGGCCTTCAGATTCTCTAGATGGTCAATCCGATATTGCATGCCAACCAGATTGTCTAGTGGACCCATCGACCAAATGTTGTCACTACGTCCACGCCAACCTACGTGATAAATAGGTGCACCACCAAACCAAGTAGGAAGCGGCTCATTCTGGATAACCCACATGCGGTCAATCACAGTAATAACACGGCCCTTCTCAAGTTCTTGGGTTTTCTCGTTGTACACATCCCCATAGAACTGAAGGAACTCAACGTAGTTGCTACCTAGATACTCAGAGTAGTTACCAAAGCCATCCATGAGGAAGCCTTCAGCCTTGTCCGCTTCCTCGATACCATAGGCATTCATATGCGCCTTAAGGGCATCACGGTTCTCTAAGGCGTTTTTGAGATATGCATTGTCAGGCTCATCTTCTGCCATCTGTGCTAATTCACCAATGTTCCTAAGACTTCTAACAATCTTCCAACTGTCGGTAAATGAATTAGCAAGTGGATTAAAGACAATATCAAGAGGACTAATTCGCCTAGCTTTTGGCCCCACATAGTTAATCGCCTTATTGCCGTTGATATCCTCACGGTAGGAGGCTTCATAGTCAACAGTAGCAAACACATTGCCGTAATCAATGAAGTCAAGAAGGAGCTTGCTCATTTCAGTACGGAAGTGGCCTTCACGAGTCTTATTACTCATGTAGCTTTCGATTGCTAGACGCTTCTGTTTAGTGGCGTCATCCTGTGTATATGCTTCCCATCGAAGCCAGTCATCATTCGGGAATAGGGCACTCAGATAGTTTGAATGCAGGTTGTCTCGAATCTGACAGAGCTTAGGAAGGGTAGTGGAGTTCTTCCAAGGAAGGGAACGATTAGAAGTGGTAGAGGTATCCGTAGCAAAGATATAGTTACGAAGCTCTTTCCATTCCTGAATCTTTGGATACATCTGTGTGTGATGTCGAAACCAAGTCATTGCGATATACTTCGCCATGCTGTCTTGGTTATACGACTCGGCGATATTAGCTTCGCCTACATTAAGAACTTTTTTAGCCATAGTTACCTAAATGAGACCCCGCCGAAGCGCGAGCTTATTGGAATAATATTGTCTCTAGTCTTATTAAGCCCACCACGAGATTTGGGCTTTACAGCAATCATTACAGCCGATGCAAGGGCATCTTTGATGTCGTCATGGGCAGGTCTAGCCTGAATCAATTGCTCCTCTAGAACGTCCGTATAACCGCCCTTGAAGTGCCAGATGTGCCCATTCTCATATCGATGTTCAAGGGCAGAAGCAATACGTTCTTCCTTAGTACCTTCGCTACGGTTAGGACGGTATTCATCGATTGAGAGGGACAACCCTTGTTCACGAAGCTTATCTTTCAGGTCACGAACAATCACTGTCTGTGCAACAGTAACTTCGGCTCTAAGCTTCTTGAATTCCCACTTGCTGTGGAGACGTGTTACCTCGTTGAAGTAATCAGAGATTTTGTCAGTTTTGAAACATGCAATATCAAGAACGTAAATAAAATTATCAGCATCGACACCGATAACCACAATGGCAGTGTCATCGCTTCGCTTGCCAACAGAGAAAGCGAAGTCAATAGAAGCATAGACATTTAGACGATTTCCCTTGAAGTACCAGTTGCCGTCTGACTGTTTGAGAAACTTACGTTCATAGTATTGGAATTTGTCAGCACTGATTCGATTACTTCCGGGGTCATTAGGGTCGTTATAGTATTGAGAATAAAACTGAGTTCGGTCGCTGTACTCGGCCCTGATTCGGGATAGCACTTGTGGATCGAATCCAAAAGCTTTGCCATCCTTGGGTCGGACAGTTCTAGGCCAGATAAAGATTCCATCAGTTTCAACCACATGCTCTTTAATCTCCCATACCTTACGTCGCTCAGTAATCAATCCTTCCTTGTCGTACACGTCATACTCTTGGGCTTTCCAAGTGGCGTACACATCATTCGGGTGATAACGAGTTCCGCAAGCAAGCGTAAACCCACCAGCATTACGAATAGATGTAAATTGACTGCTCTTTTTCGAAACGCTCTCACGACCATCCTCCGTATAAGCGTTCTCAGGAACTACCAAGTCATCTGCAATAACAATGTCTGCGTGCCAACCAGTAGTGTTGGTAGTCAGTCCAGCCGTATCAATCGTCGCATCCCGAATACCTTCCAGCTTGCGCTTCTCATGGTCAATAGAGATTGTCGTATTACTCCACTTCTCCCGCTTACCCTCTTGAGGATCAATGTATTCAGGGAAGTAGCGAGTAAAGACAGTTGAGGCTAGGATGTTCTTGATTGCGTACAACTGGGTTTCTGCAAGGCCAGATGTAGCAGAGACATACAGGATAGTTACTTCGGGGTGTCGTACAATAATCCATGCAGCCCATGTAGCCACCATATGAGACTTCAGGTGGGCACGAGGAAGCATGATTAGCTTATTGGCTGTCAGTTGGTCATCAAGACCAAATAGACTGTAATCCTGCATCCACTTGAAACAAGCCTTGTGGATGTCGCCATATACATATCCAGGATTCATCAACTGGGCAAAGACATACAAGTCGTCTATTGCGAGTTGCCTGAGAGCTTTCGCATCCTCAGGCATTTTCTCCAGTTTTCGTTTGGCGTCAACTAGCCATTGTTCAGCCATTCTTCATAAGGCGAATGACATCTGCACTGAACTCATCACTAGCACGAGATTGAAATGCTTTCTCTCGGTCAACTTCTTCTTTGCTAGGGCGTCCAGCACCACGAGATTCCCAGCCACGGTCTGCTAACCATTTGGCTGCTTGAAAATTCCCAGAACTTCCCTGAACGATAAGGGCTTTGATCCCGGCGCACCGAAGCTTATACTCAAGTTCGCTACGCCATTCATCGATATGTTTTCGGATAGCCTTGTTATCTTGAATCTTTTGCCAATGCTTCCAGCCCGCAAAAGCAGCATTAGCGAACTCGTATTCCGTAGGGTCTTCCATGCTAAGATAAATTCTCTTGATGGAATAATAAACTCTCCCGTTGTGGAAGTGGTCTTGTTCTTTAAGCGAGTAAATTGCATCTTCGTTGTAGGCAAATTCAAGGAACAGACTTTGAGTCAGATACCGACCCATTGAGTCCGTCATCAAGCTTTTGTCCACTGAGAAGCTGTCTTGCGTGTTCGTATTGGTCATAGTAGTAATCCCGTTCTACAATTACTGCGTCTGCTCTGGCAGCTTCCCTTGCAAGAAACTCTGCATCCTCTCGGAAAAGCTGGGCACCTGTGCAGGACTGTTTAGCACTGGCAACTGCACTTGCGACTGCGCTGTTGAGGTCGGAGCGAGTGGGGCGAGTTGACAAGCTGCTAATAGTGGCATTGAGAGAACTAGAAACTTTAGCGAGCGCATCTTGTTTATCCTTGTCGGCTTGCGCCTTATATGTGTTTAGATCGGCTTCTGATTTAGCTTTGGCATTCAATGCTGCTACAAGTTGATCTTTGTATTTAAGTTCAAGAGCATTGGTTGCTGCGGCTACAGCCTTCTTTTCCAGAAGAACATGCACAGCACCTAGACCACCTGTTAGAGCAATTGCAATTGCCAGATAGAGTAACCATTTCATCTGTAATCCCCATTGAAAATGGCGGCTTCCTTAACGCGTCTGTTATACAAGCCTTTGCTATATTTACCGTTGACGTATACCCATTTGTACATCCCATTACGGGCGTCCTCATATCTCCCTTCATTGAGAGGCTTCAAGACCGTTGAGGACTTGCAGAAGGCTCCTACACCGATATTGAAAGCAAAGAGGGTTAGGGCGTTATACTGGTTTTGATTGATCGGCACATTGATGCACTGGAGGATGCCATCCCCATGCTGTACCAAATCTTTCTTCAGTTGCTCAGTACATTGAGTGGGAGTCCAAGGTTTTCCCATCACAACATCTTTTCCAGTGTGTCCCGTACACACAGTTGGGATACCAGCGATATCCCGATACGGGTCAGTCTCAGTTCCTTCTAGAGAAGCAGCCCCCGTGATGAGGGCTGCTGAAGTTAAACCGATGAGCCATTTATTTTTTAGATTCATTAGGGCTCAAGGGAAAGGTAGAAACGATGATCCGAAACAGCAGCCCCCGAAGATGTAACAATCTGAATCGTCAACCAGTCAGTTGAATCAACAGTAAATCGATGTGCTATTGAATCCATCACTGATGTGCCTGAACCGGAAATGATCCCAGTCATTGCAGTCGGGACATTATTCTTTAGCACGGTGTAGGTATAAGACTCACCTGGACCCGGAGAGACAGACGTAGATACGTGCATTTCAGTAACCAATCCTTTCCTTGATGTAACCCATGAGGTACGTTCCGGGAAAGAAGAAGCTCCTTGAGGGCCGAGATACATAGTCGAACCTGCTGCCACCGTTCCGGCAGATACCCCCGAAAGGGTAATTCGGTCAGATTGGTTTACTGATACGGTCTGTAAGGGCAGGTTGTTACTACAAATGAAGTTTGACGAGGACGAACCATTACTGATTGGGCCGCTTGCACCTGTATTGTCATTAAGATCACAATCTGTAATTACAAACCCAGTAGAAGTACCCGGTTGAATCACAATTGCATAGAGTTGCTGCCCTACGCCAACAGTGGTAGATACATTTCCGATACGGCAACCATTGAATCGGAAGGAGTTGACATTCGGGGAAATCACAACACCTGAATAGACATTAGGGCTTGCTGCACTATTACGAGTAATCTCGGTCCCGGTAAAGGAGATATTCGTTCCACCTTGAATCTGAATGCCATCTTGTCGTGAATCCCGTACCCAACCTCCCGTGAATCGTTGGGAGTCGATATTGATGCCAGTGAATACAATCCCTACACCTTGGCAGTTACTAGACCAACACTGACTGAACTCATTAGCTACAACGGTCCCTTGCGAGCCATCTAGCAGCCAGTTATTAGTAAGGCAACTATCTCCCAATACTTTACTCATGAACAAGTATCTTACGTAAGAAGTAGAAGGAGGATTAGCATAGACGCCAGTATTTACTGTTGTAATATCGAGAGTGTCAAAGAATTCCCCGGAAGATTGTTGCAGCCAAAGGCCAACAGAGGCCGTATTGTTCCCAGTAAAACCGAAGTTGCTAATCTTACCGATCCGCCAGTAAGAACCGGCACCGTCTGTACCCGTTCCTACGAATGGCGAGAGATAGATGCCATAGTTCTGAAAGTAGAGTACTCGGAACTGTTCAAAGCGAGGTTGGTAACAGCCGTCAATCCGAATGCCTTTATCGAAGTTGGTTACTTCGAAATCTCGACAAATGAAATTATCATTCGAATTGACAATCTGTAGGCCGATACCGGTAGAGCCTTGCGCTTGTGCGGTAGGGGCATTACCCTTAATAGTTAGATTCAAAAGGCCACCGCCTTGAGCATACCCAACATTAAACCGAACACCACCAAGAGTGAGCCCCGTTTGATTAATAATACTGACGCCTACACCTTGACCAACTAGGTAACGAATCTGACCGGAAGGAGTAGTGAGAAGGTTGGATATATTGTAAGTTCCCGCAGGAAAGAACACCCACTTATTAGCATTGATCGCTGTTTGAATAGCTACTGTGTCATCAGAAACTCCATCACCTTTCGCACCGTAAGTCTTCACATTTACGAAGTTCAAGGAGGTGATAAAGTCGATAGTCTGCTGTACAGCTCCTTGTACATTGTTTGCCGTAATGATCTGGTATGGAGCAAACCCAGTGAGGTTGGCAACAGACTGATTGCCGATAGCATTCTGTACGTCTTGCAATCTTGCCGCTTCATTGGGAGTAGCAGGAACCGGGAGATTCAGGATACGATTACTATTCATATCCTGATTATTGGTCATTTGATTGGCTTCACCACCCGGATTCTGACGATACAAAACCTTGTTGTTGAACTCGTCCTGAATCTTCTGAAAGTTGGCATTAATAGCTGAGAGGTTAAATCCACCAGCCGGTTGATTCAATTGAATTTTCATTTATTATTATTGTTTTACCATGCAGGGATATACCGTGTTGTTCCGTTATCGTTAATAGGAATCCACTTGGTAGGATTGCCAGAAACAGGCGCATTCGTAAGCGTTCCTGTAGCGGCTGCTGCGCCGTTAATGAAAGCTGTATAAGTGCGAATCAGTGTGGCACTGTTAATGGAAAGGGAGCCTCCAACTTGAAGGTTCTCGGCACCTGCTGTAGGAGTGGAGGAGCCGATCTGAAGATTGCCAGCAAGAAAGTTGTTTGCTGTGCCATCCATATAGATATTCCATCTACCGGATGCAGCAGGAATTTGACCACGGAAGCCATAATTGTTTGCCGCTCCAACGAGGCTAGGCCGCACACGGAATCCATATTGACTAGACACCGTCGAGCCGGAGCCAATCGTCCCTTGCGCAGCATCGAAATAGTTAATCTCAGTGAGTGTAAACGTTGCGGCTTGCGTAGACGGCTGTGCGTAATTGATACTGGCTGAAGTGGTAACGCCCGATTGGATAGTGTTGGCGTTTACTATACCGAAAGCAGTAGTTCCACCAGTGATGGGTGCAGAAGTCTGGATGACCGAGGTAGTTGGTGCAGAGCCTACCCCTATGTTCCCCATCGTCACCCCATTGATCGTGCCGCCTGTTATAGCTATGCTGGTGGCCGATTGGGTAGCCATAGTTCCTAGCCCGAGATTGGTACGCGCAGTTGTAGCATTCGATAGGTCACTTAGATTATTTGCGGTTGCAGCAGCACCAGTAACATCCGTAACAGCAAGAGTGATATCCCCTATACGTCCGGCAACTTTCTGTACAGGTGCCACAGAAGCAGCCTGTGACGCATTGACACCACCAATGTTTGCTAGGGAAGCAGCCGGGTCTACAACATCGCTCAGATTGCTTGCTTTCTTCAATGAGCTTGTTAGAGTAGTTGTAGCCGAACTGGCCGAAGCAGCCGCGTCTTGAGCGCTCAGGGAAGCTGCATTTGCTGAAGCAATGGCACTGTTGGAGGCTGCTGTGGCGCTCTCTACCTGTGCTGTAATAGAAACACTGTCCACCAGAACATCTTGCGCGTTAATCGTTCCTACATTCAGTAGGTTGTTACCATTCAGGTCAACATCGTTTAGAAGCTGATTGGGCTCTGTACCGGGATTCTGCCGATACAGTACCGCATTATTCAATGCATCTACAATCTTTGAGAAATTGCTATTCAGTGTCGAGAGATTGGTTCCATTCGTCACTGTAGGTAGGGTAATCTTAGCCATTAGGGCAAGCTGTCCTCATCTTGTATTTGTTGTTTGCCTTTCCACTCCCGATACCACACCCAAGCCTTATGCCCAATCAGCATAGAAATATAAAGGGCTGTGGCTACATTAATGAAGATGGGGATAAGGGCGATTAGATTGGCTCCAGACACGCCTGCGGCAATAGGAACTGCTACAGCGGGATTTGAAGCCACATCGGTAATAATGCTCATTGCTTCACCTCATTAGAAATTCTTTTGCTCATTTACTCTCCTAGTTGGTCCTTCTCTCCATTTATCGGGCCAATTAGTTATTTATTACTTCCAAGTCCAATTGTTGACATTTCTCTGAGAAATTTAGAAGGTGAAGTGCACATAGCATCAAACCCCCAGACCCCCTTGGAGGGGTTTGTGCGTTGCAGCAATCCCGCCTTCGGCATCCCATACACGACATAACTACTATAATGTCGTGTTTGATTTGTTACACATTTCTAAGGGAATACCCTGTTGACAACAGCACGCACTACGTGCAATGGAGTTGCCTATGTTTGGGGCACAATGACCCTGTGAGGCAATATTCATTGGAGTATGCAGGGGTGCAAACTGGCGCAAACCCAAGCTGGATAAGGCTGTACGCCCTACGGGCAGGTATTAAAAACACGCCTACGGCATCGCTAGATGTGTTGCTCACAATACACATAGGGAATACACCTATAGGTACGTATGCTTGACACTTTGTAACTAGATGTGTAAACTAGCTTTCATGGTGCTGCGACATAGCACTAACACACTGGAGAATGACCATGGCATTGAACGACAAGCAACGCGAGTTGATTAACAACTGCCTGATTGCGATGGGCCAAGAAACAATCACATCGATCCATGATGAACAGATTGCCGCAAACACGATCGATGCACAGATCAATGAGTGCGGCATGTGGGATGCGTACGATGCTGCGGATTCGATTCGTGATTCACGTCAGCAGGTTGTTCGTGTTCAATATGCAGACAACAAAGCTATCATCAACGCGCCTGTGTACGCTGTTGGTGATCGTGTTAAAGAAAACAACTATGGACACATTGGTACTGTGGTTGATGTGCGTAATGATGCGCATGTGACGTGGTACAAGGTGATGTACACGACAGCAATGAAAGATGTATTTAGCGAGCACTTGGCGTCTGAACTGTCGCGCCCTGTTCCGTTTGGATGGGACAAGGTGTGATGTTGAATTGGCACATGCGCGAATACTGGGTGACACTGTTAGTTGACGGTGTCTTTCTGGTTCGCATATACGAAGGCAGTGCGCCTATGCATGCTGAAGCAATGGCTAAGCTGGAATATCCAGACGCACACATCATCAATACACAACCTGCAATGGGATGGGACTAATGACGCTCACACAAATCATTCAAGCCACAGCAGACCGTATGAACAATGTGTCTGTTGATGTCCGCACCAACTTCGGAACCGTGTGTATTAAGGATTGTGATGGCATACACGAAGACATCTTTCTTCAGGGTGACGATGCCGTGATATTCATCATGGAAGCGCAAGCTAATTACAACCAATGTGGTGATGTGACAATGAGTGAGTGCTACGCTCACCAAGCAGAGCAATTTGTTGACAACATCTGGAATTAACAACGCTATCATCGTTTGTTTGGAGCTACACATGACTATCAAATACAACCGTGCTGCATACATGAACAATGAATGCACGTTCGATCAATACTATTCACAGTTTGTCACGCCTGCTATGTGCGACAACATCGGTGTTGCTATCGGTGTCGAGCGTATCAAGCAATCAACAGACGAATCATTCAACGATATTCCGCTGCGCGAGTGGGATAGTGTTGCTCTGCTGGTCAAGTCTTACTGCGGCAATGCGATGGCTCACAGTAACGCAAGCACGAGCAACGGTGTTCTCTGCGCTAGCCTGTCTGACTTCGTGTGCGTCGCTAAGACAGCAGCTAAACAAATCCGTGACAACAAGTAACCAATAGCCCGCTCATCTTGCGGGCTTTGTCTTTTGTAAGCTACACTGCGCGCATGTACACAGGGAGAACAGCATGCACTACGTACACATAGGCGCTATCATCGTTTTGGTCGCAGTTGTTTTGTCCGCACATCGTTTGTGGACTGGTATCAAGCTCATTGAACAACAGGGAGAACACTAACCATGGCTGAAGCAACTCTTAAAGCACTACTCAAGCAACAGGAAGAACTTGCTGCAAAGATTGACGCACTCAGGCAGGAAGGCAAAGCCAAGGGCGTAGAGCAAATCAAAGCCATCATGGCCGATCTCGATATCACTGCTACAGACCTTGGTTTCTATTCGGTGGCATCCTTGCCCAATGGCCGTAATGGTCCGCGTACGTTCAAACCTCGCAAGCCTATGGCCGTAGCTGAACCCAAGTATCAAGACCCAGCTACAGGCAAGACATGGAATGGCAGAGGCAAGCAACCCGCGTGGATCGCTGGTAATCGCGATGACTACCTAATCAAGAAAGCGGCCTAAGCGCCCTACTCCACTTGTAACAATGCCCGCGTTTGAGCGGGCTTTATTTTGTCCCTTCGATAGTCAAAAGCTATCATCACTTTGTTTGTAATTTATACAAGTGTTGCGTTCCTACTTTGGTAGCTTTTGCTTTCAACCCGTATCTAGTTGTATCTTTTCGCTTGACACTATGTAACAGGATATGTTGTAATACGTACCTTGATTCGGAAAGAACTACCGGATTAGGGTTTACATTAGTCAGATGGTAGTAAGATTGTGCTTGACAGAATGTAACGAACATGCAACAATCTGTCTCACGGTGTTACGAAGATTCGAGCATCAGATGCAGGAACGTAAGCTGTTGTTTGTACTGAGAGAACTGCTGCATGCCTTGATGGGCGGCGAAAGCCAGCAGATGTGGTAATCAGGAAGGCTTTCAACGAACGTTTCATGTATGTAACAAAACGCTTGACACTTTGTAACACAGGCAGTAAGATGCAGGCTTGTAGGATGTACCGAGTAAGCAGTACCACTCTTACATAGAGTGCGGTAGTAAATGCCGTTTTGAAGTCATTTCGTAAGGAACGACATTATAGTACTAATGTAGGGTAACTGAAAGATATAGTTCGGAATTCGAATTAACTCTTTGGTTAAGCCGGACTCCTGACGATTCATAGCGACTCGTTAGGCGCATTGCTCTTTAACAATACGGATGCATGAACCATCAGTAGATGGAACTCGCCAACACTAGCCCAGTGGGTCAGTGCGGTTGTGTCGTGCTGGAGATTTTGCCTAGTTGCTAGTCAACGAATATGGCTTAGTAAACCAGTCTCCAATCGTTCTTAATCTGGAGTGTGTTGGATGTATGTCGGGTGTAAGTCAATGGATGGGGAAGGATGTAACTTTGTGTTGCGTCCCTAATTTCAGTGCATCAGGTGTTGGTTCTTTAACAATCGATAGTCGGTTCTCACGCAAGCATTCATCAGACAATATGTAACTGAATGTGACGTAGTG